CTACTCCTTTTCGTCGTCTATGCCATTATTGTTACGGTCACTTGGGCCGCCTACACCGCTCTGGTGCTTACCTGGATGCGGCGTGTCTGTTGGTGCATCATACAGGTATGGGGTGGGCTGTTTTTCCTGAAGGTCCGGTCCCTCTGCCAGGTATCCTCCATTTCCCGGAATATGCGCTGCATTTTTTCCTGTTGATTCTGCCATAATATGTACCTCTCTTTCCTTTTTTGGGTTGATAAGTTAAACCGCCATTACCCTGGCGGCCGGGAGATAGCGGACCACCCCCTTCTATTTCTGTTTACTTTTTTCTGACTGTGTACCAAAGTAAAACCCTACAATCATCGTAAAAATAGTCAAAAATTGCTCCCCGGTAATCTCACCGGCGCAAGTAAGGCCGATGAATCCACCTGTCAAAGCTAACGTCATAATGGATTTAACATCAATCAGTTTTGCAATCTTTTCTTTCATGCCTTATTCCTCTCCTTCCGGCTCTGTTGGAAGAGCCATTATTTCTTCATATAATTTTGTTCCAACCCCATTACCATGAAGGGCGTGGTACTGCTTATACACATCCTCAATAGACTGTTTTACGTATATCGGGCAATAATGTAAATCATCATGATACTTATTATATACTCTGATGATTTCTGCCCGGAGCAAAGCGCGTACTCCATTCCTGCTGGCCATAACTTGGCTATACAGATATGCTATGACCGGGACAAATGCGCTACACACCCATCCCGGCCATGAATTTTTAACGTATTCAAATAGCTCCATCTCTTATCCTCTTAAAATAATTTATAGGGTAGCTTTTTCTTTCCAAACCACCAGCAACGAAACTGCCTGACATCACTGTTTTTCGGAAAGAATCTCCTGCTTCTGCGTTTCTGTAATCCAACCTTTAATAACGGCATTTGCCAATCCAACTGCCGTCAGTTTCCCGGAAACATACAATCTTTTTAATCTTTCAAACATCTTTTATTCCTCCAGATTTGTCACTAATAATGCGTCAACAGTTGCGTTTAATTCAGAAATCTGCGCCTTGGCTTCATCCAATTCCGCCCGGACATCTCCTGTTGCCAACTCAATAATCACCACAGTAGCGGTCACATCTTTATATTCGGCAACAGCATTTTCATCAAGGTCACCTTTATCAACCACCTCTCTTCCAACCACGTAATTCTTCTGTTTTTTGCATCCGGTCTGGTACTTATATCCCTTCTTGATGTCCATCTCTTCTCCAGAAGCATCAAGGATGGTGACAGTCGCAATGTTTTCTGCCACCTCAGTTTCACTATCCACCGCCGACAATGTTTTGTCTCCCAGGAGAGCAATAATCGTCAGTTTACTTCTATCCGTGTTTTCCCGGAGACCTCCTGGGACAATCTCGTAGATACTTCCATTGGCTAATTTAGCCTTTTCATAGTTGTTCATAATGTATTTTTTCTCCTTTCTCTGCATAAAAATAAGACCCGAAAAAGGTCCATAAATTAAGTAATAATTTCGATTTTAAAATATTTAAAGTAGCAATTTACCATACATAGATACCCGCAAAAAAATTAAAGATGGGTTTGCTAACGGTACCAGTTGGACAGCTACAGATGATTGTATAGTTTGTGGTTCCATTGGTTTTAACAGTTCAGCTCAGGGTTGTAATGTACTTATAAATGGGATAAATATTTTTTGGGTCAATAATGATGTCACAGTCAATTCGTCAATGCCTATATGGTTTTCTGTGCGTAAAGGTGATACCGTACGATTTATTGGTTATAACAATCAAGTTCCAATCCTTACGAACCTACATGCCTTCAGCACAAAATGATTACGGCTTATAAAACTTCCAAACCTGTTTCCAGTTTTGACCGTCATAAAAATCATACCAGATACCGGTGTTGTTAAATGCGATTGATGCAATCTCGCCAGAATCATATTGTAACTGGAATGCCCGGTCGGTCCGGTCGGAATATACGGCTGTAAACCCATTAATGTTCTTGACGCCGTTTAAAGTCACCTTTGCGTTGGCCGCTGCTAAATTGCTACTTAAATTATTTGCCGCTTCCGTCAAATTAGCTCCGGCGGTCAACTGTGTTCCCATTCCAATCCGCTCAACCAGTGTATGAATATACGCCGCAGTCGGAATCTTGCTAGAATCGTTTACATCAATGCTGGTAAGCATACTTTCCAATAATGCGTTCTGATTCAAATTCATTGTCGTGGCGATAGCTTTAGACACCTTGCCTAAAATGGTTGCAATTGCTTCTCCAGTGATAATATTCGCCAAATTAGCAGCCTGAGTGAATGTCGTATTGACATCAATCGCGCCATCACTTCCCACCTTAATACTGTTACTTCCTTTTACAATGCCAGGGGTAGATTGGGTAGCCTGTTTTGCACTCATCTTTCCACTGCTGTTAACGGTAGTTGTTGTGCCGTCTGGCATGACAATACCGGCCTTAGAAGCTGTTGCCAGCTCTGCGCTTTTGCAGAATAATTTGTAGTTCACGCCATCATCTGTAGGCGTAACACCCTTCACTGTTTTTAGCGTCATGTACGTATCACCCTGATAATGTACAAAGGTCAATTTTTCATATGTTGTACTGGCGGAATAATCCCCACCATCTGTCACTGCTATTTTTCCTAAATCTGCCATATTACGTCACCTCACTAATCAAATGTTTCTGCATCCCAGATAACCGTCCTATCCTTACCAATCTTTACAATCATACTGTCTCCCCGCTTCCAATTTGAGAAATAAGATGCCCCGATGAATCTAATGACAGATAAAAATTATTTCCACCAATAGCTAACAAATGTCCATTCCCAATATCCACGTATACATTTGGATAAGTGATTGCGGCAACTTCTTGTGCGATTTCGGAATATTTTTTAGATTGGTCACAGTAATATTCTGCATTATCTGTCTCACTTCCATCAAATTCAGCATCACCGATAGCATATCGCTTTGCATTTTTCTGGTACTGCAAGGCAAGGTCTCTAGCCGACTCAGCATCCAAAAGATATTGCAAAAACGTACTTTGGATAGATGCATCCAGCTTCGCCATGGTAACGGAACCATCAACGATTTCAGCAGTAACTTTCCTGTTTACCATCTTCATCGTGATTGTTGCTGTATTTGAAAAGCTATACACAAACCTTGTCAAATCTACCCGTTTCTTAGTCCCGTCAGCCAAGGTGAGGATTAGGATATTGTCATCCGTTATGTCAAAATTCACAACTACACGCTCAATGTCCAAATCGTATGTATATACCGTACCGTTTAGCAGAGTAACCGTAATCACACCAGTTTCCGCATCAACCACAACGGATTTAACCATCAGATTTGCTTCCGATTTTTCTAGTTTTTCAGTATCAAGGTGGATAATCCGGTTATCGGCTTCCTTGATTCCGTTTTCTACATGGAGAAGGTTTGTCCTGTTTATTGGCGTTTTCTGAATTGGAAGGTTCTGCCAATCCGTTATCTGGTAAAACGGTTTATATGCCATTACACATCTCCCTCTTTCTTTTCTTCTTCAATATATTCCTTTAATGGTTTTCCGGCTTCCAAGATGCTGGCAATCAGTGCTAGTTTCCGGGCCGCCGCAATTCCCTTGCATTCAAGGCTATCAATAAATCCAACAACTTTATCTATGTCTCTTTTACGGTACACTATCAGTTCGTCTCGTTTTTCCATGTCTATTCATCCTTCCTCAAATTTATATACTGAATTGCTCCCGCGAGAATTGCTATATAGTTTCCATATGGCAACGTATATATATCCTCTTTCTCGTAGTATCCAACCAATGCATAATCCAGATTTAATTCACGCAATACTGTTTTGACATCCTGTGCTATAAATCCTACGCCATGTATATCACAGTCTATCAGCTTATAAGCTACAGGTTGCAATCTGGAAACTATTTCATAACATTCCTCTGGGCTTATTTTTTGAATATTCTCCTTGCATCTTCCGTCTGAAATATACTGCCAATCCTTACCATACACCGTACCAGTACAATATATCCCTCGCGCATTAACACCGCCAAACGACCCCGTGCCAGCCTCTATTTCTCCATTGCACTCAATCCCTTTCTCAGCATAAATGATTCCTGTTGAGTTAAATGCCGCGGCTCTTATTACAGCGTCTGAGGCTTCAACAATGCCAGATGAATTAACCTTAAATTTCCCGTTACCAATATTGATGTTGCCGCCAATAAAAGAGGCACCGCTAATATTTCCCGAAAAAACAGAATCACCATTTTCATCAACCGTAAAATTTTTTGCAGTAATGACAAAATTCCCTGTGGTCAATTCTATCTTATTGCCTGTTATTTTTAATTCTGAATTCAGCTCACTTGTAACTTCACCCCTGGAAACCTTCTCGCTAACGCGCAGAGCTATTTCATTTGCTTTTACCGACAAAGAGGTTTCAGCTTCCTGCGCTCGCTTAACCTCAGCAGCAATTTCATTGGATGTTACTTTAAATTGAGCTTCAGCATATTCTTTTAAATCCGTTACTTTGACAGACACTTCCTCGACTGATTTTTTAATTACAGCTGCTTTTCCCTCTAGCTGGACAATCTCAGAACGTATGCCTGTATTCTCTTTCAACTCAAGGCTTCCGCGAGCCTCATAGGTATCCATCATCCCCTGGATGCCCTTTAACGTCCGCTTTAGGCAATAGGTTTCAATTACATCATCTGTTGTATAACAGATAATACCATCTCCCACCTCAACCCAAGGAAGCGCCGGGCTCACTATTTTGCACGGCCTGTACAACCGTCCACTTATCTGGTCATAGATAACATCCGCAATTCTATCTAATTCTTCGCTTGATTTTCCATATGCCAGAAAATTTCCTTGAACCACATAGCAATTTGTACCTTCCTCATGTGACCAACCGCCAATATCGCCCTCTTCCTGACGTATTTGGACTTTATCAATTGGCCTCACTGTATAATCTTCATAACTGGTTTCTGACTGTTTATAAAAAGATAGTGTCTCCCCTTGTGACATCTGGGAGGGGAATAAATTATCGTCAGGAAATAAATCTTCGGAAGGAAACAGACTTGCATTTTCTAGCGAAACATATTTCACTCGCCCAGTCTTATCTATCTGCCCGAAGCATCCATTAATTTCGCAAATGGCCTGCAACACTTTTAATCCGCTCAATTGCTCTGGCTTGATTGTCTTTGAAATCAGCATATTATCAAGTGGGAGCGACGTGTCAACCTGCTCTATTCCGATATGACCGCACAATGAATCCCGGAGAGATTTCAGCGTCATTGGGAAATTCAGGCCCTGATACCAGGCAGTAACGTCCGTTTGAAATCTTCTCATTCGATTGTAAGCGGTGATTTTCTTTTTTCTGCGGTCAGATTCCAACCTCACAAAACTTTCTACCCGATAAATCCCCATGGCCATTTCGTATCCACCAACTTCAATGGTGAAGATAAATTCTTTTCCGGAAAGGTCAATCAATACATCTGCCACAGTGATTTCAAACTGCGCCGCATTACACTCTCCAAATTTCAAATCATCGCTTTCACATAGGCTCTCAGTGATTGTCAATGCTTCGGTAAGCACCTGCTTATTGTCTATCACATAACACGGCTCTTGGTCTATCGGAAGCAACTCGCCAGAAGGAGACAGGGGAACATCTTTGTTGTAGAAATACAATTTCAAATGTCTCCGTGTATCATTTGTTGTATTGTCAGACTTAAATAAACTCTTTATGCTCTCCGGAATATCCAGCATCTATTATCACCACCTAATATTCTGTAAATGTTACCTTAATTGGCTTGTACAAAATCTCATTTTTCTCTTCATCAACCATATAAAATTCGTATGGCACATCAGCAATATAAAACGCCCCCGAAGCATACGAGGACGTATTAGGATTCCAATATTCAACTTGACATTTCACCCTGTTGTCATGCGATAAGAAGGAATTAAGTATTTCCGCATCTTTCAAATACAAGGCAGTTGTTGTGAATTCGATTGAGGTAGCCGTGTGTGGAAGCGCAGTCCGATGCAATACTCCATCCGCATCTCGATATGGGTCTAAATCCATTATCTGGTCTGGAGTGATTTTTAGGGATTCAGCCGCAATAAGTCTGGTGGGGAACGTCTTTCCATTTATTTTTAACAGCCATCCTTCAAAAGCCATAATCATCCCCTCTTAGCAAACAAAAACACCCAGGATTACCCAGGTGTTATCATATTTCTATCACTATAGATTTTATCACTTTTAAACTTATGAAACTTATTTAATATGACATTCTTCTAAACAATACCATTTTAACATATCCAGGGTGGCATTTGTGGCAAAGATAAAATAATGTAGAAATTAGTCCTGTATATCTTAAGTAACGGAAACAAGCATCGGCGTAATCACGCATATTGCTACTTTAATCAATTGGCGCAATTTATCTTACCTTAATGAACTACCCCGCAGCAAGCTGCGGGGTATCGAAGGTTGCAACCTCTACATATAATCCCATATGCTATACTGCTTTGTTTTCTCTACGTTTTTATAGATTGTTTTACAATTTTTTTCCTGTCCCTGTTCTTTCACATATCTACTTATGATTTGCTCATTCCCATGTTCACTCACCGTTGCTACGTAATAGCCATCTGTCCAGAATTCTCCTCCCCACAATTTTTTCTTCACTTGTGGACATTTCGCGAACACCTCCCGGGCTATGATGCTCTTCACTATTTGGATGATTTTTTTTGGACTATATGTAGGCACTGACTGGATAAGAAAATGTACATGGTCTTTATCTGTACCTACTTCCAAAAATCTTATTTCATACCTTTCCTGAATTCCCTCACACGTTTCTTTGATTACCCTATCTACATCTTCATCTATTACTACTCTTCTATATTTTGCTGGACATACGAAATGATACATAAATACTGATACATTGTGTGACTTGCGTATTGTTTCACTCATCGCACAATTTCTCCTTTCCTTTTTCCTCTAGTATATCACTTCCTCCATGTCTTGAAAAAGTTTGTTACGCAGCAAGCTGCGGGGAATTAAACCCTCTTTTTGATTAAAAAAGTACCCGCCCTATTATAAACAGAGTGGGTACTTTTTTGCATATTAACTTTCATTTCAAAGTTATTTTACTTTCTTCGCAACCTCTTCAAAATACAACGTCATATTGATTTAATACTCAATACTTTGATTTAGAAGTGCGTCCAGCTTGCCTAACACCTCATGTCTATATTGCTCAATGGCAAGGTAAGACGACGCGATTTCACGTTGTAATTCTATGCTAATTTTCCCTGTTTCATCAACAGGAATACCAACTTCGACTTCCTTAAGCATAAACGGCGGCAAAGAAGTATATTCGTTTTCACCATTATCTCCGATGCGCCCTTTTTTTGCTTCCCTTAAAAGGGGTTGAAGCGCAAATTTGATATAGTCAATGTCTATATCCGCTGTTTTTGGCAATAAAATTCCCCTGTGGTTGGTCGCTGAAAACGGGGTTTTATGTACCATCATATATCCGGCTAAACCGTCTATTGCCCACGTCAAACAGGGTGTGTCATAGTCGTAACTGTCAATGAATGCAAATTCCCCAAACGTATTGCCCGAGTACAAAGGATATTTGCCTAAATGCTTTTGCGTATAGGCCTTTGTGTATCTACCACTCCCACGTTCAACTGTAAACAAATCTGTAATAGGCTTATACACCATTGAATAGCCGCTCAAATCGACTTCAACACTAACAGAGCGGATATGCTCCCGTTGCTTTCTGATTTCATCTTTTAGTTGTCCGACGAGTTCAAATTGTGTCGCAATATCTTTTTGCGCTTCAATGTCATAATCGCCGCTTTCCGTAACAGGGATTGAAAGCGTTACATTTTCAAGATTATGTCGGTTTGCCTTGAAACTATGGTTAAATCCGTATTTTTTCTTTATGTCAGAAATCTGCGCGTAAAGGTATGGCAGAATTAGTTGATTGTCTTTCAACGCGATAACTATTCTATCGACATTCAAATAAAACGGGACTGTATGCACTACAAAATTTCTGCCGGCGGAACCATCTCCATTAGTTGCAAATGAAAGCAAGGGGTTTTCTTCGCTTGCTTCTATTGGTATTTTCCCCTTAAGTGGTGAAATATATGCTACGGGCTTTTGTGCGGCAGTATAAACAGGTATATCTGATTTACTATGCGTGTCAATAGCCTGTAATTGAGTCCGATTTTTCCCTATGCCGCCCGAAATAAGCGAAAATAAGCTATCGTCTGTTAGCTTAACAGTTTTGTGGGTTAGTTCACTCTTTTTTTTTTGACCACCTAAGATAAACATATCTTGGTATTCAAGTAGTGTATTCGCTAAATCTCCCAAAAGCGCCCCCATTTCTTCCGGGGTCACACTTTCGGCTTCTTCCTCAATGCCTAATTCTATGCGTTCTTCGTGCGTCCACCAACGTTCAACAGACCAATGCGCCCCTGTATAGAATGCATCAATATCCACAACTTTACAACGCTTATCGTTGGTCTTGAAATAATCCCTTGAACCCTTGAACATATTGTACAGTCCTGCGGCTTCTGCAAGATCGTTTTGTTCCAAGTCAAAGCGGTAAACATCGCGAGTTTCGCCTATTTCAGAGCATAGGTAAGTGAATACACGGCTTGTTTGCCGGTCTTTTACCTCTATGCCGTCGCGCATTACGGGGACTTTCTTTGTCACGGCAAGAATGTAGGTCTTTTTGTTCGTGGTAAAGAAAGTGTTTATCGGCAATGAAATAACTGCATCAATGTCACATTCTTCAAGAATGAAGTCGCGCAAACGCCTGTCATTGCTACGGTTCATTATGCCATCTGGGACAACGACAAAGGCCTTTCCGCCAGGTTTTATGGCACGAACAATCCACTCCATAAACAAGCCCTCAATTCCCATGGCACTTATGGAGAAATAACGCTTTAGTTCGTCCTGTTTTGCAATTTCATCTTTCAGGTTGCTACTTCCATTCATGACATACGGTGGGTTCGTCAAAATAAGGTCGTATGCATTTTCTATCGGATGGGCAAGCGTTCCCAAAATAGAGTTGGTTTGTAGCAAAAAGGTATCGTTAAATAAATTAGCGAAATCAACAGTCAGGCTCGGATTTTCACGGATAAGCGCAGACAGATAAATAAGCATATTAGCCTTAGCAAGAATAATCGTTTTTTGCTCGTCCTTGTCAAAACCTTTATCAAAGCCCGAAAGGGTAATCTGCGGTTTTAGTCTACCGTCCTCAATTTTGTAATAACGGCTCAAGTCGTGAAGTATCGGTTCCAGCAGAAATTTGCCAACGCCGCAAGCGGGGTCACATATACTCATACCGGGTCGAATATCCGCCATACTAACGATTGATCGTACAACTTTTAAGGGGGTGAAAAACTGTCCCCAATTCTTCTTGCTTATTGATTCCTTAAGAAAAGTTTCAAATAGTTTGCTTTTGAAGTCATAATCAATGTTTTCAAGGGTTCCAAACTTCTCAAAGCGCTCCAATATCTTCTTGAATACTACGGCATACCCGTCAACGGCCTTATCGTCCTTGGATACAAATATGGTACCGTTAATAATTGTAGTCTTATCTTTTGGGTTTCCGGGAAATAATTCCTTTATTTTAGGGCGCACAGACTTTGCATAAAATTCCAGCACTTCGTTGTCGCTGTTATTTCCGTACTGCGTAAGCAAGTTGTTGAATGAGTACATAACCGGTAATACGCCTAAATCACTAAGGTATTTGAAAATAAAGACTTCTACAAAAGTATATAGGCAGTTTTCGGGAGTTGCGCCCGAAACAGCCCACAAATCTTGCCATACCTGCTGCGCCAAAGGCAACGGGTCAACTATCGACGACACAAGTAAAGTGTCGTTGTCTTTGCTAATGGACGACAGTATTTTACTTATCAGTTTAACGCATTCATCGGAATTTTGATTGAATTTCGTTGTGACTGGCTCTCCGCTATCGGCCAAAATAGGATTCCCAGTAAGTGGGTTAATCCAAAAGGTCTTTTTCCCGTCTGTAACTATATATACCTTGGCATTAAGCGCCTGTGCCGTACCTATTTCCTGCTGTATGGCATCCGTAATTTGCTTCTTTGTCTTTAATTCGCTTGGTTGCTTATACTCAATAGCCGCAACAATAACAGGCTTTTTAACAATAAGCGCGTCAGGTTTCTTTGTTTCAAATTCCGCATAATCTTTCTTGGGGATAATCTTAGCTGCTTTAAGGGCTTTTAATGTAGTTGCGCCTATGTTGTAATAGTCCCATGGTCCTATATGGTCGGGAGCCGCCACTAAATCTCGTTGTATCAATTCTTCGCTCATGGTTAGGCAGCTCCTTTCTTCAACGATTAATTTTAGAGATAATTATATATATTATCACAAAAGCTCGCGACTTGCAATAATTTTCCCGGCGTGTTTTTCCTTATTCCGCTTGAGCTGATTTTACTGCGTTTCATCGACTTGCTATTTATTGTTGTTTAATAGTCGTAAATACTTTTCCACAATCCTGACAACGCCATCTATCAAAATCTATACCTGGTTTTTCTTTTTTTACTATTTTCTCTTTATGGTTGAATAAGGTAAACGGTTTTAGTGGATTGAGGTTTAAACCCGTTGTAATTTTTGTTTTTGCTTCTCTACTTCCCATATTTTCATTTCCCAAATATTGCAAATTAGTACCTTTACATTGAGGACAACATTTTTGTTTCTTGTCAATTACTTTAGAAGGCGATTGTGAAGTTATTACTGTCTGTTTGCAAACATCATAACACTGTTTAAATTGCCTTAATTGACTTTCATTTTGAGCAGTTATCTTTGCAATTATTGTTTTTGTTAATTTGTTATGTCCAATTAAAAGAGCTGGACTTGTATCTTTTATAACATCAGTCACAAGAAAAGAAGAAAGACCATCTTTAACAAGCTGTTTGCCGTATTGTTCTATCTCTAAATTTTTTGAATTATAGTAAAGAACGTTGGAATCCTCGATTGATATCCCAACTAATGGCTCAAGATTATCATTTTTACTTAATTCGTTAATCGGATATCCGCAATTTGGACAGCAAGATGCCCTTTCAGATACATCTTTCCCACATTCTGGGCATTTTATAAGGGCCATTTTATTCTCCTAGTATAATAAAGATACATTACACAGACACGGAATTCTGACTATAAAGCAGAGTTCATGTACACGTCATATATTTTATCGGCTTCATCAGAATAAACATCATATAGTTTTCCGGCCCACTCTTCATATTCACTATATTTTCCAGAACCTACTCTAAATAGTAAATCTGCCATCTCTCTAACACCCTCATTGGATATTTCAGCCAATGCTAATACTTTATTGTTGGATATTTCTGCCAATCCCATCAATCCGTTTGTATTATTTTCCGCTTCTGTTTTATATTCAGCTATCAAGCCAGGTGTCGCTGCCTTGATTTTTACGGTATAGTAATCCAAAATGGATTGGTAAGAACCATTATTATAGACTATCAGTACTCCGTTTCCATCAACCAATCTTCCGTCTGGCGTGATAGCATTCACAAGTTTGTAACCTGATTGGTCAAAATAATACTGCTTTCCTTCAATCTCCTTCCACTGGTTAGAAGGGTAACTTCCATCATCATTCTGATACCACCAACCACTTGAATCTTGTTTCCATTCTCCTGCATAGGCAGGCATATTCATTATTAATGTCATAGCTACAATAAATGCGAATGTTATTCCCTTTTTCATGCTTAACCCCTCCCTGTTATGATACTCAAATTATACCATGCAGAAAGGGGATTTTCAACACGTATCAGTCTATACCTTTAAATCCTGTCTTTCCGGTTTGCGCAAAATGTCTCGATACGCCTCTGCGTGTAGCATTATAGATTCCATTTTCGTCAATTACAGGTTTTTCTACAAGCTGTTCAAGCAAATCATTATTTCGCTTCAATTCATAAAGCAATTCCGCATTAGAGTCTTTTAAGCTTGCTGTCAATTCTGCTGTGTAATCCATGTTGATAGAACCAGTGTTAAAGCTTGGCAAGGATACCTTTGGTGCCATAGCATATTGATTCAATAAATCATTACCTAATGTGTAAGTAAAATTAGAACCAGGAAAGGCTATATGATACCCGCTTAACGTGGATTTCATAGAATCTATCCAATGTTCTATCATAGGCACGGTTTTGTCCATTTCAGCACTAAACTCATTATTAAATCCAATACCGGCAAATGCACCATACTGTCCCATAATTTTGGAAGGGCTATGTTCATCCAATCCCCTCTTTCCAGTTACAGTTTCCTTTAATTCATCAACCTTTCTTCCAAGCCACGAATCATCCCACCAGTCCTTCATTCCCTGCCAGAATCCCTTACTTGCATTGGCTCCAGCATCATAAAGAGAACCAACTCCTTTATCATTTGGATTAAACTCATTATTCATGGTGGTTTTAGCTACACCAGCAAGATTTTTAGTTTCAGTCTCTACTGTACTTTGACCACTTTTTATTCCTTCAGCCAGACTATCAGCCCCATCAATTCCAAGCGTCTTAAGTTTTTCAATAAGTCCAGGACGCTCTGATTCTTCTGCTGATGAAATTTGTGCCAATAACTCAACTGCCTTAGCCTGTACTTCGGCACTTGTTTTTGAATCACCCAACTGTTCTATTAAAGCTTCTGGAACTTTCACTCCCAACCCAGCGAATAATTCAATTAAATGTCCTTCGGTCAAACTGTGCCCATTTTGTATTCCGGCAAGCAAATCTATTGTTGAATTCTGCACCGTGGGTTCTTTTTCTGAAAAGTTCTTCACTATTGCATCTGGTAAATCATAACCAATTTTCTCAAACAATGATTTTATTTCCGGTGTCTGGACTTCAGCACCACTTTTGATTTGCATAAGCATCTTTGTAACTTCCGTTTGGGCTTCCGGTTCCATTTTAGCAATGGCATTTGCTAATTCTTTGGGCAATGATAATCCTAAACTCTCAAAAGCACTTTGCACTTCACTTCCAGATGCTTGTACACCCTCCGCCAAAGATTTAAAAAATTCTTGAATTGGAGTAATGTCAAAGTTCTTATCCAAAGCTAAATTTTGCATGAAATCTTCCGATAGATTTAAATCCAAATTGCAAAATTCCGTATTCAAGTCACGTAAGGATTGTTTATATTCGTTAGATGCCAATATGCCTGCCTTTTCTGTTTCTATAGCTTCTTTTTCCTTTTGAGTACATTCATCAATGGTACTTTTCATGGAATCTAATTGATACTCCGCTTTCTCTTGTGTGTCTTTAGCATTTTTCAGATTTATATTATATTCCTCTGTTTCCTTTCTTAATCCCTCAAGAGCCTTTTTTAGCGTAGCAACATCCTGTACCCCATATTTCTCTGCAAAAGCATTAGGACTATTCTGAAAATCTACATACGCCTGATTTATATCTAACTGTCCATCAGCAATCTGCTTAATAACCTGGGGAGCAATCCCTGCCTGTTTTAAGTAATTATCAAATGCCTTATTATACTCGTCAATAGCTTTGTTGACATTGTTTTGTGCTTCGTACTGATTTTTGTATGCTTCAACAAGGTATTCTTGTGCGGCCTGCTTTTGTGCGAGGCTTTCATATCCTTGTATTACTGCATCCAATGACTCTTTCTGAATATCTAAATACCCTGTTTCATCATCAATATATTTACTTAAATTAGGAATAATATCCACAAGGTCGTCTGATACCTGCTTTAACCGTTCTTTCTCGCCTGCACTTAAAGAGGCTTTATCGGACAGCTCATTATACTCTTTCGCCAAATCCCTTGCTACCTGTGCTTCTGCCACACCAGCGGTTTCAACAGCATTTCTTGTATTATCCAAGCTTGTGTTAATTTGGTTTGTTTTTTGTGATACTTCATCATTCAAATCACTAAGAGCCTGTGAAAATTGGCCTATTGCTGAACTTTTTGCAGATGCATCAGTAACTTTCATAATGTGCTGTGCAATCAGCAATAATCCTCCAGCTATTACGGTAAACGCAATACCACCTAACGCAGATGGTCCCAGCGCAGATGCCAAATTTTGCAATATTGGGCCAGAGTTAACGATGCCAGGAAGTAAACTACCAAAGAATTTAATGTTATTCGCAAACGCTGTTATTAATCCACCAGCCTTTACCACCATTTCATAAGTTTTAAAGGCGGCGAAAAAGCTTAAAAATGCTGTTGTTAATCCCGAAAGCATGGATTCAGGTATCGCATTTAATACCTTGGCCATGAATTCAAAGGCCTTTCCAGTTCCATTAATCAAAGATTCGAGCGTCGGAGATACAATCGGGGTAATCCCTTTAATGAAATTAATGAGTCCCTGCCCAATACCAGAAACAAACTTTCCAAGCGCTGATGCCAAATTTTTAAATCCTGTAGCTAAAACAGACCAATTCACATCAATCACGCCGAACTTATCTAGTGCAAAGACAAGCCCAGCAATCCCACCTGCAATTGCAACATACTTCATGGGGCCTACTAACTTAAAAAGTTTTTGCAATGGACTATAGATATTTTTTACACCCTTAACCGCAACATCTATAGTCTTAAATCCCATAATCCCGGTTGCAACTACGCCAAGAGCATATCCAATCTTTTCAGCTGTATCTGGCGAAATCTTTCTTAGAGCCTCCGCTACTCTGTTTATACCATTAGGGACAGTAAAGTTAATAAAGTCTGCACCTATAGACAGTAAATCTCCAAAAAACTCAATAAGACCTTCCCCCACTTTTGTTGCGAAAGGAGTGAGGGCCTGCCAGAAGTTCCGCAGAGCATCATTAATCGCCGGAAAATCAATCTTCATCAAAAAAGCATTTATATTGTCAACGAGCATAGGCAGTCCGGTTCCAAGCGTCCATTTTCCTACAGGAACCAAAAATTCACTCCAAAAATCTTTCAAAGCAGTCCATGTAAAATCTCCCAAACGAGCAAGCCCTTCATTCCAAAGTCTCTTTAAAGATTCCCTGGTTGGTTCTGCGGCCTCCCAAATACGTTGAAATGCCCTCGTGATTTTATCAGCTAATTCTTGGGCTGAGTTCTCCATGTTCGCAAATGCCTTATCCCATGCCAGCTGATATTCAGCAAACGCATCATTGAAAGCATCATCCAACAGGCCACCAGCACCTCCGCCAGAACCACTTCCACCGCTACCGGAATCTTTTTGCGAATTAATAACATTCAATGTATCGAATTCCTGGAGGTTGTCTGCCATCTTCTTTGTGTTCTTTGCAGCATCACCGGTACTATCTGCAATACCGTCAGCAGCATCTTCCATATCCCCAAAATCCGTAGCCGCAGAACCAACCGAAGAACTAAAACCACCTATCTTTATTCCCAACAAACCGCCTATCCAAGAAAATAGCCTTTGTATGGCGATTACCAGCGCGTTTATGTATGGAAGGACTTTTGATACTATAGGCAGAAGCAAGTTACCTATTGTTCGTGCCAAATTTGCAAAATTAGCCTGTAACAGGCGTAACTGGTTTGCTGGCTGTCCTATCGTATCAGCCATATCACCCCACGCATATTTAGTAGATTGGAGTAAAATAATAGTCCGTAAAAGTGCCTTGTCCTGCTGTCCCAGTTTTGCAATTTTAGCATCTATACCTAACTCATATAATTTCTCTTGCAGATTCACATTACGAATATTGACACCGTACTTATCCAATGTTCGGCTCATACCGACCATGCCAGATGCCATATCCTGCCATACATCCTCAAACTTAAGATTCTTTACGGAAGCTAAATCCGCTCCAATCATAGTAAGGGCATTGGATAACTTCAAAGCAGTTTCAGAAGCAACACCCATAGAGGATGCCATTTGACCAAAAGTAGCTTGATAATTCATAAGCTTTTCTGGGTCCAATCCAAGACTGGGCATTCCAGTTGCTATTAGATTCCCATATGCATCTGGTTGAAATCCTGTCATTTTACCTGTCAATGCTTTTGCTCTCTCACTGAAAGATTTAGCATAAGCTTCAGCAGACTCATAACCAGCTTTCTTCCACTCTCCTGCCGCATTCCCAGCGACCTGCCCCCATGCAGCGTCAAAATAATTCAATGTCTCAATATAATCCATGGATGATTCTGTGGCCTTCCACAATGCTTTGGCTCCACGAATCAGCAAGAAACACTTGGCATAGAACATACCAATTTGGGAAACTAAACCTTTTGTAGCTTTGGTCGCTCTACTTGCGCTACTGGAATATAAGTTTAATCCTCGGTACATCGCCGTCGATGCACTGCTAACCCTTGAACCATTTCCGGCCAGGTTAGCCAGAGCTGTTGTCATTTGTATAAGATTTTGGCTTACAGCTGGTGCATGGGATAATGTTGCCATTAATTGGGTCAATGCCGTACCAAGTGCCTGAATATTAGGAATCGCCGTTGTGGCCGCCTTGCCTCCCAGTTTAGTAATGGAAGAAACAAGATTAGCCAGACTGGTTGTATCAAAGCTAAGTGAACCTATCCCATTCAAACCACTCACGAATCTCAATATCTGGTCCTTTATCGGTTTCAGATTTGTTGCGGCCTGTGTTGCTTTTGCACCACCTAATCTGGTAATATTGCTCACAAGATTATTAAGCCCAGCAAAATCGAACGCGACACTTCCAACAGTATTCATACTCGTAATGAATCCCCTTAAGGCTGTGGAAATCTGCGGAAGATTCTTGACCGACTGCGTAGCATTTGTGCTTCCAAGTCGGCTCACGCTATTTACCAGCGATACTAGTCCATTCGCATCAAAAGTTAAACTTCCGGCACCATTCATTCCAGTAATAAAATCTTTCATACTGGTTTTCAGAAACTCCAAATTCTGCGTCGCCTCTGTCACTGTTGCCCGCCCTAGTTTGGATATGGCATTGGCTATGTTAGAAATCCCATCAGAATCCACATGAACATCATTAAGCCCCATCATATTAGCTGCAAATGTGGACATGGCCTGAGCTGTCGCTGCAACTCCCTGGGCATCTACTGTTGCCAGTTTATTCATTCCAGTAGCAACTCTACTAAAATCTGCCGTCTTTGTTCTGTTATTAAAATTCTGAATGGACGCCGATATCTGATTAATTCCGGAAGCAATATTACTTACATTGGACATTTCCAGACCAGTAATTGTGGACTGGAGTTTCATCATCTTTGCAATGAACTTATCCAATTTCGCATCTGCGCTCTGCGTACTAGCGTCTATTTGGACTTTTAAATCATCAATTACATCTGACATGATATTCACCTACCTTTTCTGCATATAAAAAAAGGCGGGTAACTGCTTTAGTCACTCGCCCTATTGATTTATGGAAACTATGTTGTTAAAATAGGCAAATAGGCTGTAACACCTACATGCCCTCATTTTTCTTTTTCACATCTTTCTCAAACGAATCCGCAAAACCAAGGAATTTTTGCAATTCTTTATCTTCTTCCTGCCGCCTTTCTTCTTCCGTCATAGGAATTACCCGATATGGCTTTTCAGGGTATTTTCCTTTTCCTTTGCGTTTAACGAAAGGCATCATGTTACATACAGTTGCATCTAATGCCGCCATAACAAACTGACCCATCATCCACATTTCATCACTTCGCTCTTGCTGTTTCTGTCCATATGCTTTAATAAACGGAATCAGTTTTGTTGGATTGAGGTGCCAGAACAATTCATAAGGGACACCTATTTTTAGCGCAAGCGGAAGATAATGCTCCCAAATTATTTTGTGGAAGTTGACTTCCTCTTTGGGTCTGTCGGAACCTTCGGCAATGTGGACCGTTCTGTCTCCTTTTCTGCTTCCTTTATTGCCTTCGCCATTGATTCGGACATGTCCTTCAGATACCTGTCCAGTCCGGTCAATTTGAAAAAACCATCTTCCTCCATGCATTCCTTCAAGAATTCATACATTCCGAAATAAGATGCACGGCCATCGTCTGGATTTTCCTTTACAAACTGTTTAAGTAGCTGTCTCGCGGCTTTTTCATCCTCAACTGGATTATTTTCCAGAAGGCCTGCATACAGGCATGTAATTGATAAAGACGCTATATCAGAAAACATGTCTGCTGTGCTATCCGTCAGCGCCTCTGCTATTTCAGCCTTTCCATCTTTTTCAGTGATTCCACGCTTCATAATGTAGCCGCCAGAAACCACTTTAAAAACTTTGTCCACACAAGCCTTATACTCTGCCGCATCAAAGGAAAATTCAATTTGATATTCCTTGCCGCCAATCGTCAAAATTCTCATGTTCATTTACCTCCCAGTTTTCTTTATTCCCCAATCTGTTCCTTTGGTGTAGGCTTAATTGGCTCTGCCCACCCAATTTCCCCAGTTGGTGTTACCGATACCGTGGTGTCCCAAGCACTATCCACATCAGTTGCGGACCATCCTAGACTTGATGGAGTACAGGTAAAGAAAAATGCCTCAGTCAATCCAGGGTGGAAAAATTCCATCCACATGCGTTTCCCAGATGTTTTTGCACTTTCGTATTCGGTACAAATACCTTTCCACATCTCTCGGAATCCATCAGACATTCCGAACGTAATCGCAATCGCTCCACCTGGGTCTTTCAGTCCATCAATGTAACGCTTCCAAACTGTGTCGTTCAGAGACGTAACATCGTAAGTCGCTGTTTCCGGATTGAAATCAGGTATTGCCTTTGGGTTTGGCAGGTCGGTAAACTTTGATGGTTTTTGGCCTGCCGTCCCTTCAATCCCATATCCAACCTGGATGCCTGCCGTAGAAAGGTCTATAAAATTTTTACCCATGGTTCATATCCTCCTTAAAATTTGGAATAAAAAAAGAACCACACAGTTTCCTGCATGGCTCAAAGGTTATGTAGTTGCTATATCAAATCGCCCTCGCAATAGGTTCTTTTAAACCTTGCAATCCAGCGATATGCTTCTGTTGTACTTGCACGGTCAATCTCAGTCGGACCGTAATTCATTGTAAATCCCATCTTCTGCATAAGGTCAGCCGCCAGAAAGATTAGCTGCTTCGCTTTGGTACTTGAAGTAGAATCATAAATAGTAATCTCAAAAGCAGCTTGTATGGCGCATTGCTTATTCTGTAAGGAAGAACTGGTTGTTGGCTCCCCCAATGTTTTCATGTACAAATACGGAAATGCCGATGGAGTGTCATTCTTAGTTGTACCGCTACCTTTCAGATATTTCTTCATCTGCTCGTTGTTTATCAGTCTGGAATAGACCAGTGAGGAAATGTCAAGCATTATCCGAACACCTCCTTTGCAATCGCCACTACCTGCTCCCGGATAGCCACCGAAGCGTTATACATAGGCATTGTGGCTTTTGTGCCATGAGTGTAATGCCACTTCTCATCTTCGCCCCAGTAATACCATCCATCTTCAAAGGCATGAATCTGTCCGGGGAAAGTACCGATTCCATACCCCATTTCCCCAGCTTTCGGATTGTCTGATGGATTGTAGAATACGCCCGCGCCAAACTCAACCAAAAGTAAAGTAGAAACCGTTCCATAATCATTTGATTTCGTCTGGCCAGAAGCAATCAGCATAGCCTTACTTCCTGCCTTTGACGGCTCCATATCAATCCGCAGGGAAATTGTCTTACCAAGCGGCGACTCTCCAACTTTCTCTTGTGCCACGGTTAATCCGGCTTCTGTCAGTCTTTGACACAGCAATTCAACCTTACGGTGCAAGTCCTGTTTGTAGTCCTGAAGCTGGTCAATAATGCTCCGGATTCCTTTTGAGGATAGTTCGCCTCGGATTACTCTCTTAGCCATTTGTCTCCCCTGCCTCTTTCCAGCTTTCTTTCAGATGCTTGAGAACGCGAATCAAATCGTCAATGGCTTTCTCATTCTTAAATTCCAAAATACAAGGAATCGTTCGTAAATCAACTCTGTCTTCTCCTATCGGTCGATAATCCAGTAGAACTGTTGGATATTGTTCTTCTTTTCCTTCTCTTCGTTCCAGAATGGCTGAATAAATATCCTTATTAAATGTTACTTTGCACTGGTCAAAGCTATATGTTTCATGCCGAATCATTTTGCTTTCCCTCCGTCACTTTCCGAATCGCATACAACACCGAATTAAGGCTCTTTGCGACCTTGACTACCTTATAATCCGGCTTATTGGTCAACTTCCTATCTGCACCAAATTCCGGCTTCTTATCCACGAATAACACCGACAATTCATCAATCGGTAAATTCATGTCACAGGTGGCAACAGTTTTGTCATACGCCAAATCAACGCCGAATGGGTCTGTATTCGCTTCTCCTCTGGCGGCTGATACATTCGCCCGAAACTCCACAGGGTCAGCATATCCAACGGTAAAATCTCCCGTTATAAGTGGTTCTCCGGTCACGGGGTCATAGATGATGTTACCATCAAGGTCTGTCTCATAGACCGGAATGTGTTCTGAATAGAGCTGATACCACATCTTTTGCTTATTGCGTTTCAGTCCTCTCATAGCACTACCGCCTTATTACTCAACCACTTCCCAGTCCTCGGAAAACAGTTCAATCATGGTCTCTTTCCACGGCACACGCCCGAAGCGGCTCTCCACATAAAGATATGGGGCTGTCATTTGCTCGCCAATTCGATTTCTTACCGCCGCGCGAATCGTGCTTTCCTGCGCCTCTGTTAATTCCTTATTAAGTGCTAAACACACATCCGTACAAATGGCATGGGCGATTCCCGCTCTAGTATCCTTCATATCCGGAGGAAACGCACAGCGGATAACCACATCCTCTTTCCACTGTGGCAGCCTCATGCCCTTACCCTGTTTTACCTGTTCAAATGCCTGTCCAAAATTCATTCCGCTACCCTCCAGTCCTCTGCCAGCATATCAGCCTGTGAAGCAAGCCATCCCATCTGCACTCCAGACGTTCCGACAAAGGCAATGGCTTTATTTCCGATTGCTTCATGCTCCACATTCACAGCGTTTCCCTCTGCGTCAATATAGCTGATATTAGTTGCCAGCTGAATGTACTGATTTTTTCCATTCCAGCCCTTACGGGCAACACGCTCTCCTCTCTTCATACGAGATATTGCCTCGCCGAATGTAAAAGTGGACACGTCAAGTCCCGTAATGGAATCCCCGTCAACAATTTCCCAATCATCGGCCATCATGTGGTCGATATCAACAAAGATACATTCTGTTTCCATGAATGGAACCTTTGAACCATCTTTGCAATACATGACAATCGTGCCATTCTCTTTACGCCAGAAACCTTTCCATGATGGTCTTTTTATATCTGTGCCCTGTTTCAGAGCCTCATAAGCTTCTTTAAAAATCATTCTTCTTTACCTCCACAAATTTCCTCATAAATCGCTTTAATCACTCTTGCGTCATACAGCGCATTGTGCTTAACGCCTGAAATCTCACCAGAACACAACTCCGCAACAATTTCCTCTCTGGACTTGTCAAAGGCTTCTCTTTCAGAAATACTATAATGCCGGGAAATATCCTGATTAATGTCATGACAACTGGCCGACACGTTCTCCGGCAGGTCAAACGCTGTGCCGAAAAGGTCAATCAGAAGGACAAAATCATAATGGCAAACGTCAGAAATGAACTGGACAGAATCGAATTGCTTGAGCCAATCTCTTAACTCAACAGCAATCAAATCCCTATTTCCTCTCATAATCGTGCAATATCCGTTCGTTCTGACACACGCTTCTGTGGACTTTAACTGTTCAGAAGCATAATGCACCCACCTGTCAATTCCGTCTTTTGAAACAATCAAATGCTGGATAACATTTTCTCGAATCCAGTTATTGCATTGAGTTCCATCGTAATCAGTGAACTCAGCATAAAATGTCTTACCGTCCTCTGCCACGCAACCAAGACTTATCAGCGTTGTGTCTTTATGTAATCCTGTAAACTCTGTATCGAAAAATATCTTCATCGTTACCTCCACTACCTCCACAAAAAAAAGTGCGCTTGCCCACCACCATTCACAGCACACACCCTGCGCCCGGCCGGGAAGGTATCGGCCAGACACGCACCGTCTTTTAAAAGGAGAGTCAACTTTTGGAATTACATACGGTTCAGAAAATTTTTGCCATCGGGACAACATCAAAATAGATATCGTCTTCTTTCTCATATGCTCGGCTGATTCCATTCTCGCTGTGAGAACTTTCACCATCAGCCCCTTGTTTCGCCCAATAGTAAACAGCGGCGGCAAATATCGTATCACGATACCGCTCAACCGCTGTCTCTTTCTCCGTGTCCGTGTATCCAAACGGATACCGTTTCGCACATACTTTTCGGATTGCTCTCTGGATTAAGATGGACAGAACCGACACATCTTTTTCGGCCACCTCGTCACCAAGATATGTAATTACATCATCCAGAATCTCCGCTTCCACTCATTTCACCTCACAATCAACCTGCCTTTGCGGTCACCGTTGCGCTACCGGCTTTCAGAGCCTTGTATGCTGAATCGCACTCAACTACGGTAATGGTCTTTCCAGTCTGCGCTGTAATGTCAGCAGAGCCATCCCATGCAGTCCAGGTCTGGACATTCTGACCGAAAACAACAGCGGTTTCGGAATCACCTATTTTATACTTATATGAATTTCCGCTTGCCTTTGCCGGGGAAACAGTCAGTTTCGTTGCTCCGCTTGCAGAACCGGCGGATGATTCCACAGTCAGAGTGCCAAGAGTGTTCTCAGCAGTAGTAACCGTAGCGATTACCATACCATATACGTCCGGAAGGACCGGGATAAACATACCAGAAGCTTTCGTCCATTTTGCAACAGGGTCTTCGGTCGCCCACATGGTCACGGTTACAAACATTTTCTGCAATGCTTCCTGGAATGCAGCATACTCAGCCTCCTCCGGAGTCGGTCCCCACAAACCAGTACCGGCCCTACCAGATACATCCGCCGTATAGAAGGTAACCTTGTCCTCATCGAAGTAGCGACCATTCACTCTGGAACCATCAGCCTTGATGTAGGCATATCTTTCATCACAGGTAGCAATTTGAAGGCCGAACTCCTCCATGATGATAGACCGAAGTTCATTCATGGTAACCAGTCTTCCAGCATTGATGTTTCCGTAGATTGCGGACTGGATGCCCTTATTTTTTCTCATTCGCTGAATCTGGGTGTCAGAGGTCAGCATTCTGGACGGAATTTTCCCCTCATCTTTCAGCATTTTAACTGCTTTCATGATATCGCCAAAGATATCATATTCTGGGTTAGACCAATCACCAAAAGTGATTTTATGAGCCGCAGGTACACCAAAATCAATCAACATATCCAGATTATTTTCCTTGATTTTCATTACACCACGGCTCATTGCCTGACCTTTGGCAATCTTGGTACGGGTAACAACGCTCTCGGACAATCTGCCCATATCGTCAAACACCCAGTTCACCAGACCATCATCATCTGGTACACCATTGTTGATGTACATCTGCAACTGCTCGGACTGATTGATTTTCTCCTTGATAAACAGTTTCTCAGTCAGAACTTTCTCGAAAGTCGGCCTGGTACCGATGTGCGCCTCGGAATCCAGAGCATGCACAAATGCAGGAGTTGGCAAATTCTGTCCCTGCATCAGCCGGTAATACTCAGCCTTGAAGTGCTGTGTCTTCACGTCAGGGAAAATGGTATCCAGAACGGTTGGCCTTGCAACGGCGAAGTTCTGAGAAAAATTTAATCTCTCTGTAACATTAATTGTATCCAATACATTAAATGGCATCTTTACACCTCCAATTAAAATTCACATTCTGGAGCATCAAGAATTACAAATCCTTTTTTCTCCAAAGCTGTCTTGGCTTCGCTGGATAACGGCGTCTTTAATCTATTTCCGTAGATTCTTCCAGCTTTAATAACGCTGGCTGGACGATTTGTATCGTCAGTCATATCAACAGTTTCAAATACAATACCAGTTGCCTTGGAATCATTAGACGGGAATGCCGTTCCAGCATAAATAAGCTTCTTGTTGTCAACTGTAGTTGCCATCTCCTGGGTAACCATCTCGGTTTTCTGAACCAGGCCAACGGCAGATTCCAAAAAATTTGGCAGGCTATATCCCTGCTCTACTTTCATGTAAGCCATGTCATATCCTCCTTAAAATGTTGTTGTGGCAGCCAAAACCGGATTGCCTACCGTCGGCTGTGGGTTATGTTCCTGCGAATACTGTTTCGCATATTCAGCGGCAGCACTCTTTTCTTCTCCACCTCCAGCCGGGTCGGATTTGCCTCCGGTCCCCGGATTCGGAGTTTTGTCAAAAGTTTCTTTCTGCCACTGGGTCTTGTTCGCTTCGTCGCGTTTGGAGATTCCATTGACAAAAGATTCTGCGCTGGTCTTTGCCGCCTCCAAATCAAGCCCGGATAATGCGCCAATCATCCCGGAAAACTCCTCGCCGGAAAGGTTTGCTTTTGCGAAAATCGCTTCGACTGCAGAAGTTGTAAGCTGCTTCTGTAAATCTGCCGTTCTCTTTTCCGCTGCCTCTCTGGCTTTCTTCTCCTTTTCCAATTCGGTAAGGTTCTGCTGCTCAAGACCATCAAGTTTGCTTTGCAGCTCCTCCGCCTTTTCAGCTTCTTTTTTCCATTTTTCAGCGTCTTCCTGATATTTCTTTACTTCGCCATTGTGCTGATTCAGGTAATTGGTTACCTGCTCATCAGTAGGCTCCTCGACGCCAAGCGCAACCAGATTCTTCTTTGCCTGTTCTCTTGTCATGTTATTCCCCTTTCTAATCCACGCTTTTGATAACGCAGGTCGCTCCTGCTGGATTTTGCCATTTATCGGATGGCTCCATTTTGATATAAAAAAAGAAAAGCCTACTCGGCTCTTCCTGTTTTAACTGTTTTAGTTTGCTTTGTTTTCAAAAGTTCCAATGTGCGTTCTTTTTCAGCTTCAATATCAAGTTGCTCCTGCGTCTTGAAAATGGTATCCATGTACGGCTTACTCTGCGTCCAAACCTTTTCCGGGTCACCAAACAGCCCGCATACAGTAATTGCAATCAGCGGATGAATCTTATTTTTCAGTAAATAATCCAGCGCCTGTGCCTTAACCAGCATATTATCAGTAGAATTTCGAGTAATCTTCACATCGAAGTCTCTTACTGTCAGAGGAACATCATTTGTTGTTTGCTTAATGATATTCAAAACAATTCTGGCATGTTTTTTCTCTGCCTCAATGGTAAATGGTTCATCCAGTTTTGCCCGCTGTTCCGCAAAATCCCAACCATTCCGCAGGTAAACCGCCTGTCCGGTATCTCCGCCGGTATTCTGCTGTCGGTCTGGCATACCCTCAACGACAAGTACTTGTCGGTACACATCATCCTTGGCTACCTGTGTCTGTTCCTGATTTAATTCAGCAGTCATGAGTTTTACATCTGATTGCATTCCCTGACCGGAATCTTTAACCTCCACAGCACCAAGGTCACACATCTGTAAAAACTTCTTCTCATCAATCTCACAGTTCTTAAAAAGCATAAATGCCTGAATAAACTGCTCAATGCCATTCATCCTATCAGACTGCATTTTGTTAATCTGGTCGAGAAGCGTAATCACAATTTCAATGTCGGAGAGCCTGTCCGGATTATTCGGATACTCCACAATCGGAATACCGCCAAGACCATTTATTCCAGAATCAATTACTCTACCGCCCTTGATGATGAAATATAAATCATCCGAATAGCACTGATAATACTGTTCGTCTTTTTCATCCTTCAATACCTGAATGGAAAGTATATCTGAATCATCTTTGGCCGAATACACAACAATCGTATTCAGCGGATTCGGAATATGGATTCGGAACGGAACAATATCTGTTGACTTTCCTTTAAGCGTTACCTTGTAGGCAGTTCCAACGGCACTCTGAAAATTTCCAAGCTTGATATCTCTGGCCTGCCGATGAGCGTCCTTCATGTAATCATTTAGTTTATCCACGGCATCATTGATTTTTTTATCTGTTTTTCGGCTGACATACTGTATCGGCTCCCCATATGTCTGACTGGTGCTAAAGCGGACAATTTCAAGAGCGTGATTCTCACAAGTCTTGTTATTGATGTCAGGCCGCACTTTCTTTTCACGGTAATGAATCGGCTGGTCACCCTTATAGTAATCGTAAAGATATCGTATCGCCGGTCGATTGTAATTCAGAACTGAAATAGCCTTACCAACGACACCAACAACATTTTCTTTGGTAATTCTATCGACATTCGTATATGCAATTTTTCTACCAAAATGTCCATGGCATAAATCAATAAAGCTATTACTGTTCATCAGCTTTTACCCTCTTCTGTCAAAAAAGTAAGGCCGTTGGAGGATTTTCTATATCCTTCAACGGCTTGCATTTATTTCAATATTAATAGTTATATCAAACATCCTTAATTTAATTTGGATGTCTCGCATACTTTTTACTAATACCATTTTACCATATCCTAAGTGGCATTTGTGGCAAAGATGAATAAAGTAGCAATTTAGTTAGTAAATTAGGTACTGGGTCATTTACGTTCACCCGTTGTCAGAAAATGATAATCTTTGTAAACGAAAACCTCCAAGGGATAACACTGGAATTTATTTTTAACGAAGAATGGTCACGTTTACTTACATTCTCTAACGATGGAATAACATATGCATCCAGAGACAGAAAAACTGGAACAGATTCCGTAATATGGATAAAATGATTATTTGGTCCAGGATGGTTTCCACGCACCATTCTCACGATAGAAGAACTGCATTGTACCATCCGTGGTGCTAATATTAAGTGCATAGCCAAATTCTCTATTTACTCCGGTCAACCACTGGATTATAACATTATTACCGTCAATACCAATTGCAAATCCAGTGACATTGACCATGACAATTGAATTTTTCAAATTGTTAAAATCACTGGTATTCGTTTTACCTGTTAAATTGCTACTTCTTTTCTTTTTGAATCGCATTCAGAAACTTATCAATCTTAAGTCCTATGGTCCTCCTGCTATAATTCAATTTCTTCGCTATTTCTCCATCGGATTTGCGTTCTACATACTTTAATCCTAAAATATGCTTAATTTCAATATCCTCAGCAGGTAGTGTTTCCAAAAAAGTCTCAATATCTAATTTCATATCTTCAAAAAGTTGTTCATTACCTTTGAGGTCGATAATCAACTGGCGTACCATTTTTTCCCGTTCTAAGTTCGACTTTATAGTTGGACCAGAAACCACAAAATGACATTCAGTAAATGGAAACTGCTTCATAGAGCCTTTTACGATGCCATACTGTTGCTGAACCGGATGATTTTCATAATATTTTATTCTGCCCCGAATTCTTTTGATTTCAGATTCCAGGTACACATAAGTTGCCAGATACTCTCTTGTCAAAGCTTGCATGATTCTTGTCCTCCTTAATTCAGAATGGTCGTGACATAGGCTTTGCTGAAGCTACACCTCCGCCGCTTCTGTAAACAGCTAACATGGCTACCATATCGGGTGCGTCATCGTGCGGATTCTTTGCCAACTGGCTATACGCACAAAGCCATGACATGAATTGTCCATAATCAGACTTAACCTCATAGCAATCCGGGTGCTTAAATAGCACATGCTGAATTACCCACGGACTATTGACAATAATCTTTGTTTCCTTATTGGTGGTTGTGAATCTCTTTTCAATGCTGGTTCGTCCGCCCTTTTCTTTTACTTTTTCCTGAACCTTATCGCCGGTTCTGCTACCCTCTTTGTTGCTCTCAAATACCGCGATTTGCACATCATTCCGCACCAGACAGTCCGCATTCAAATCATCCAATAGGTACGGGTCAATACTCTGGAATACCACATCATGAAGATAATAATCTTCTCCATACTGATAAAACACCCCTAGACAGTTATAGTCCGTTCCCGTATCTTTTGTATCGCAGAACGCCCATATAGCATCTGGCTCTTTTGGCGGCAGCTCTCCATAATATCGCCGCAGCATATCTGGATTATAAAGGATTCCCTCGCGTTCTACGGGTTCATTCTTGTATAAACACTTATATGTAATATCATCCAGCGACTTTTCGATATCTTCAAAATACTCCACATCGAATCCAACGCCATAATCATAATCAAAATTGCTTTCCCCTGTTGCCGGGTCAATATCCGGCACTGAAATGAAACGGCAGCGCTTATTACTTTGATAGATAGTTTTTATACGCCCAATTACATCCCATACAGACCATCTGGTAGCAATGTGAAGTTCTTTACATTTTCTACCTCTCTTCCCCTTCTTTTTACGGGTTTTTAAGTCGGTACTATACATTGTCCAAAGCTTATCCAGACGAATTTTGGAAAGAGCCATTTCGATACCGGAGCACAAATCATCACAATACAGAATACCTTCACATCGGGTAACACCAGTCTGTGAAGCTCCCAACGCTCTGCAGGTCAGTGTCTTAAATGGCTTAAACTTTCCAAGATTGATTTCCTGTTCGTTTGCATTGTTGCTTTCTACCTCAACATCTGGAAATATTTCTCTCCATGTGTATTCCGGTATCTGTCCAGGCTTCAAACCAATTCCAATGATATTGCAAACAACCTGATAAACCATCCGGGTAACATGACCACTGTGGGATGAAAACAGGTTACACAAATCCGGGAACCATCCCATGAACCCAGAAATAAACATTTCTCCGAGCGTGGTATTATGTGTGACAATATAATCATCTGTAATATACAGGTGGTCTTTGTGGTCAATCATTATACACTGGCACGGAAATTTCCCGATATATTCAATTTTCTCAATGTATTTCTTTAGATTTTTTCTTTTAACATGCAACTTTTTCAAGTGTTTCTCAGAAGATACCGGCACAATATCTTTCGGAAATTGGATTACAATCCGATATGAATATTTGCCATATTTCTTTTCTCCATTGTATGTATAGCTAGGGCATTTTTTCCTAACCGTTGCATACCCTCCAAGAGAACGTACTAAAGATACGACATCTTCACCCAGTTGTTTTGATGATGTGCTATATTCGATATATCCACTTGCTACATATCCATCCGCATCTAAAATTCCTCTTAAAAGCTCTATCCGTTCTTCAAAAGACCCTTTCATGTATTCTTCTGGAATAAATTTTTCAATACTTTTCTTTCCCAAAAGTCCATAATTCTCCAACGCTGCTACAGTATTGCTTTTTACCAAATGACCTTTTTCATCTGTAACTCTATGTGTATTTACGATACCGTAATCAACACCTTTGGTACTCTGACAGGATAATCTTTCACCTGATTTCAACCTGGAACTTACCTTTTCGATAATATCTGTTTCTGCATTAGTAATTCTTGCTCCTTTTTCTAATGCCCCATCTCCAAGCAACACTCCCAATACATACGGGTCAATGTCTTTTTGGCATAATTCAAAGTTTAGCTTTTCAACATAGTTGATGGAGTAATTTTTTCTACTATCTGTACCGATTCTGACAGAGTTAAGAATATCTTTTAAAGGAATAACTCGCTCTTTTCCAGTTCTCCTATCATTTCTGTTCTGGACTTTCCATAAATGCTCCAGACCACAATCAGCATGTGTTCCATCGTTGAAATATACTCTATACACATCTTTTATGCCTTGTGGAAAGACTCCTGTAACCCGTGCAGTATCTCCACACGGAGTAAGGACAACTGTACCAACAGTCACTTCTCCCATTTGAATAAATCCATTAGGCGTAAGGACTTTACTATACAAAGGTTGCTCTTTACCGCTCCCAGGTACGGTAGATATGCTCAAAATATCTATTTCATCATCTATCAAATCCTGTAACGCTTGCGTGAAACCCATTTTCAAGAATTGCTTGCGGCGTGGCTCATAAAACTTATCTTCTGGGTCACGATTCTTCTCCAGATAAATCAAGTAGCTGTCCACCACACGGTTTCTGGCTTCAAATAGCATCGTATCCCAGTATAACTTGTCCCATTGAGGGTCAAGCGTCTGCTGTAGTCGCTGTAACGACCATCGTTTGATAAACCCAGAGTAAGAAAACACATATTTTCGTTCATCTGCACCCAAATCCGGGTTATCCTGCATCGTATATTGAAGTTCGGACAGAAGAAGTTGCAAAATGTCCAAAGATGGCGGCTCTGTAATCTGCCGCTTTAATTTTTTGATTAATTCCCGGTGTTCCTGGAAATTCATAAGAAAAGCCTCCTTCCTCTGTTTATTTCGCAAAGGTCGAAGGCTCACTAGGCACTGGTTTAAATCGACATAATTTTTCACTTAATCCTGTTCGGGATGTTCTTTCTGCCATTTTTGATAATACCAACATCTCGTTGCAAGGCTCCTGTTTATGCCACGAAGAATATCATAATTTTCGCATTCATATTCTTTATTCCAACCATGAACATCAAAATTATGCCCTAAGCAAAGTCTACGAACTCTTGATTTTGCCCAATCATCGTAGTCATGTTTCTTCCCAATCATAAATGTTGCCGCCCAAGGTGTTGCATTGGGACTACAATAGAAATACAGCGGCCACCAATGTCCATCACATAGAAAAGGCAACCTAAAACAAATATACCCGTATTTTTTAGTATGTAGTTGTACTCCCCAATGCATGGCATTTCTCCCATATACTGTAAGATTCCCAATACTAATATGGCCTGTCATAAAATTCCACTTCATGTAATGCTTTATCTTACTCCACATTTACAATTATCTCCTTCCGACATCTACTGTTTTTGCACTTATATGGCATTTTCTCTATCCGCGTATCAGAATTTACTTTAAACTGTTTTTTCTGACAATAAGGACAGATAATCCATCCGTCTTTTATATCTGCTTGCCCGTCAAATCCATCTTCTGGCGGATTCATTGCTTTTGAAAAATCCATCTCAGTCCCTTCAATTTCAATTATTGATAGCCTATTATCCGCCATGTAACATATGCTACAATGTCCATCGTCACATTCAACTTTAAAAAGTTCTGGTTTGAATACGGCAATTGGCTTCTCAAAAACATATTTTCGAATGATTCTACAATTTGTAACTATTTTCATGTTTACATCGAATCCTTCTGAAATCAACCTGTGCTCCTGCATTACAGATGGATATAAGTTTTCATCAATTTTTATTGTACAGTATTTCATAGGAGTATCATATTCCATTTCTGGTCTTAAAAGCATTTATTCCATCCTCCCAGCAAACTTAGAATATGAGCACAATCGTTTCTCATCATGAGTGTTAAGTCGTTCCCACTTACCCACGCCAACGTATTTCCATCATCAAGGAATGTTATCTCATATTCGTCTTTTTCCTCATATGTTCCACCAAGCGTTTGCTCCATGTATTCCTTATAGACTTTACTGACATAAGCCTTTCTGTTAAACCACGTATCATTAACACATGGTACAACTTTGATTCCGCTTTCATCAATTATCATATTCTGTTCGATAGAAAACTTTGTGCAAAGAACAATATCCCCTTTATTAAATCTTCGTTTCATTTCTCTAACCTCGTTTCAAACCCTGCTGCCATCAGTATATCATTGATTTCCAACGCATATCCGGCAAAACATCTTGGATATCCGTTTCCATGCTCTTCATCACGGTATATCGACAAATAACGTCTCTGAATTGGCTCTCCGTCAGACAAGAGCAATTTCACACAGTATGCGAATGTGTTTCCGTTGCATCTACCGCCAGCTCTATACCTTGTTTTCCCCAACAGGTAATCTTTCTGCCAGTCATACAACTGGAATCCAAAAGCCTGCTCAATCCTTTTTATCACTCCATCATCAATCTTCATTCTTCCTTACCCACATACTTACCGGAGGTTGACCGCCAATCACAGATAAATGAATCGCTGGCCGTATTCCTGCTTTCAACTGTTTCAAAATTGCCACCAAGTCATCATCAGAAAACTGCCACAAGGAAATAACTTCGTCTGTCATGAACTGCTCGTTGTACTGATTGCAAGCGGGCAAATCCTCACATCCCTCTGCTACAAATACGCCATTTTGTTCTGGAAATTCTACTGGATACACCTTTTCGCCTCCTCATTATCAAACCGTGAAGTTTTCGCCAGTTGTTTTTCTGAAGTTGCTCCCATGTGCATAAGCCGCTCCAAACAAAAAATAATTCGCCTGGAGGAACTGGCATATCAAAAGAAGCCTTCAATTCTACCGAAGAACGCAAATCATCAATCATCCTTTGTGTTTCTTCATCCAACGATTCTGAATCAAACTGCACTTCCTGAATATCCTTCGGCAAAACAAATTGTTTCCCATTGCCGCATATAATTACTTTCACGCCATCCTCCTTATTAACTGGCAAACTTCTGGTGAAAAATAGTCGGTTCGTTCTTCTCCGCACAACCGACACTTATAAATTGCTTGATATGTTTCCATTATATCCACCTACACAAACTCTGCGTTATAACCGAAAAAGCACAACAATTCCTGCACGAACTCATATCCATAGCTTGAAAATGTATGTACACAATCATCTGCTTGCAAATCCGTTACAAATATGCAGTCATTGTCAACATCAATTCGATATTTCCCAGGGTCTTGCTTGCACCGATTCAACCAATCAATATCTTCCATGCTCATCATCTCTATACCTCCGCTCAATCAATCCTCGTTCTCTACATTTTTGCAGTACGCCAGCAAATGCTCCGCAATCTGCCGCAAATCGCTTTTAGAATATTTCTCTGTCTCATATTCATCTGGAATGTTTTGAGCCAACACCTTTTGAATTGGATTTATTTTAACTGTTACCGTAGCCTTGATAAGCATAGAAGCTACATCAATAGGCTCTGACGGAAGAATCAGTCCCTTTGCTCGATTCAACTCAACACAGCACAGATTTTCATACAAATGCCGAGAAAGAAGTTCCCTTGCCTCTCCAGAAGAATTTTCCATAAGAGTATCAAACATCTTTGTGCCATCTTTCATTTTCAGTTCCTGCTTCAATTTATCAGAGTGGCACTGTACTTCCACTAATTCGGCTTTCAGGCAGTCAATATATGCCTGCATGTCAGAAATTAGCTTGACTCTCTCCTGTTTCAAATCTTCAAAAGCCTTTTTATACTTTTCTATTTCATCCAATGCCTTATTTATTGCCTCTTCATAAGCATATTTCTCAATGTAATATTCTGAACCAATAAGTCTAATCGGAACATCAACACTAAAACTTCCATCATCTGTTTTTGATATTACTCTTGCCATGCTATACCTCCATTTCAATCAAACACCGTTCGTCCGGCACTTTTACCCCAACGTCCCATCCGCTGTGATTTCTAAAAATTTCTTGCTTACCACACTGGCCTTTCTTTAGGGTTCTAATGGTCGAAACATTTAATGGACACTCACAGCAGAACATTGGACGCTTATCAGCTATAATTTTCTTTATTTCCATTTCAAGCCTCCCTCGGACTTGGTGTCGCATTTAAGATTTCTTTCTGATAATTGATTTTCACATGCTCTAATCCTCTCATATACCCTTTCACGAAAGCAACGTCTTCCACACAACCACAGTTCTTACAACGATACTTCGGCAGGCCATTGATTTTCTTACGTTCAAATCCATGTCGGCTGCAGGATTCCTCTTTTTGGTTATTTTCGTTAATGTCCTGAAGAATGTTTATTGTACGTTCATCCATTCCCTTACTCCTGGCTTTTTCATATCAAACATAGAACTACCTCCGATTCTTCAACTTACCCGCATGGCAATGCCACCATGCGTACTTAACTCTGCTTTTTTGATAACAGACATTACATTTTTCTCTTAAATACCGTTTCATTTCAGGATAATACAGCCATGACTTTATAAAATCAACCACTCTTGCTATAATCAAATTTCATTCCCCTTCTTACTAATCCGCACAACCTCTTTGACAAGGTTATGCGGTATCTGAATCACAGTAATTAAGTTCTGGTTATGGAATATGTACGCCTTATCCCCGCAAAGCCGAATCTGGTTCGCTCTACGATTATAGAAATACTGCTTGTCCACCCACTTTTTCAGATTGCCGGTCAAATCACCATGACGAAGACCTTTCTCATATGCAATTTTTGCCATCCGCTCCGAAGATTTATCATTCAGACCGCAACGCTCTTTCAATCGCTCTTTGGCGTGTTTTGTGACCTGCATACAAATGTCCTCCAATCCTTACTTATCACATATTGCACAGAATCCGAGAATGTAATGACTTCTGGAATCCATTGACGTTGTAACTTCTACGCAATTTCCATTTGCAATACACATCGGTAAAATATCACATTTATCGCATTCTGTATCTTTTTCTATGTATTCAGGTGCTATAAATTCTTTGAAATATGGACAGCCAATGCCGTGTACTTGCAGTCCTACTTCATTTTCTTTCTGGCACTGGTATATGTTGACTTCATCATTTGCTTCATCGTCCCACTCATAATCAATATCAAGAAACTCACACTTTTCACAACGATTCTCCATATGCTTCTCCCAATTTCCTCAATTCGTCCAATTTACCAGTATTCAGTTCTATACAATCCAGACAATCAATAGCTATCAGCTCTTTCTCCACTCTGGACAGCTTCTTTCCAGTCTGCTCTTCTATTCTCCCATACATCCGCTTACCTTTAGCTGACTTAACGAATTTCTGAATCTTCTGGCGCTGTTGCTCTCTGTTCATCGTGCTTTATTTTCAATAATAATCTGACTTGTAAGCAAGCCTTTGTATTATTCCCTCCGTTGCAAAATGTGGTAAATGCCAATCTATATTTTTTCCATAGTTTACAGTAAAATGCTTATCAATCAAAGAATAATACCCATTATCAAACGAAATTAGGTCCTCGAAATCTTTACTTCCTTCAACAAGCTTTTCGATAACCTTAATCAGCGTTTGGTCTGACATTCTTGGGTGAAATCCTCCTGTATGCTCGTGATATTTGTCAAAATAATAACTGATGGTATTTATTATGTTCTCTACTACACTATCATCATCGTAAAATAATTTATCTCGACACAACCTGATTGTTCTTGTAAGCACTTCGCCTTTTACGTCTTTTCCATCATTATGGAACACATCGTCCTTCGCACCGATTCTATCGGTCGGAGTATTCGCTCCTCCTTTTTCTTTAGAAAAAGAATTTAGTGTACTCTTTGATGTATTCTCTGTATAGTACTCTCTGGTATTGGTTGGTTCATCTTGATTTGCTCGAATGTCGCAAAATGATACGTCCGTCGTATCATTTTGATACGTTCGATTGTTCATCATAGATTCCTCAAGTTTTTTATAATCTATCGAATACCATTTTGTCTTATCAAACGAATATGTATTATGATTTGCGGAAATTACATATCCGTCCTTTTCTAATTTTGCAAAAATCCGTTTAATTGTTGGAATCAACCAAAAAGGAAAATTATCTCTTTGCCAATCCTCATATGTATTAAATGTCCAGTATCTTCCATCAATAAAATTCTTTCCGCTCCGCTCATTAAACTCCAACCAGTATTCAATCTGGTTGAGAACAATGGCTTCATTAAGCCCAACTAACATAGCCAATTCTTGGCGAATGTTGAGCATTCTATCTTTATTTATAAATAAACTTCTTGCTGTCATTTTTATTACCTACCTTTCAAGTAATTGCCCCAATTTGGATTTAGGCAAGGAAACGGTTAAGGCTTACCGCTTTCGTGTTGCAATCACTATCCTTGCCTAGTTTGGCTAGTTGGATTCGAACCAACGAGTACAGAAGTCAAAGTCCTGTGCCTTACCGCTTGGCGATAGCCCATAAATCTATGCTTCTTCTACTTGTCCAAAAACTTCACAATATCGTTTAACATCAGTAAATCCAAGAATCTCTTTTGCTTTTTCTACTGATTCCATTCTAATATCAGAGTAAATTGCAATTATGTGAGCATCTCCATATGCATCTTGATAATCTTCAAATCCACATTTTGCCGAAAAGAAGTTTCTTCTAAGAGTCATAAAATATTTTCTACCATTTTGTTCACCAATTACTTCCGCATTATTTGTTCTATAAAGTTTTCCACAAATAATTGCAGAAGAATGGTTGGTTTCTCTAATAAATCTCATATTTCACACACCTTTATGATTAATTAACTTTTACTACAATGGTCGCTCTGGGCATCGAACCCAGGAATCTTCCGGTTATGAGCCGGATGCATTAACCACTTTGCTAAGCGTCCTAAGCACGGTCATACGAATGGATGAGGTTGGACTCGAACCAACGATGTTTCCTTGTCACAGATTTACAGTCTGCTGCCCTCGCCGCTAGGCTACTCATCCTGAACTGGGATTATCGGATTCGAACCGATGTCCATAGGTTAACAGCCTATTGCTATACCTCTCAGCTAAATCCCATCAACGGGCCTGCGCCCGTTAGCAACATTTTTATCGTGCCATGCGTTTGCACTATGGAGTTTTCTCTGGATTCCAGATAAAGATTAAATCTCGCCCTTACTCCCAACTTTTCGCGTGTATGCGGCGGCTCCGCGTCTTCTCATGGTGCATACAAGGCCAGGACGGTTTCAAGCATTTCACCGCCAACTTAAATATTCGCGAATATCCAGTCTTTCCCGGTGTCAAGAGGGAATAGTCCCACACAGCTCACCCTCTTATGGTCTGCTTCCTTATTGTCGCTTTCGCTTGCCTCCGCAGAGTAACAACACCACTCCGCTCTTTCAGACCTCTTCCACTCTTGTCCAGCTACCTCGCAAAACTGGACGGACAATTTCTTCTCACCCGCAGGCTTTTCCCCTTGCCTTATCGGTTCACATACAAAATTGCCACAAGTATTTTAGGGAAAATCTTAGCAAGGTTTTTACAAGAACCGCTGTCACGATTCCAGGAACCTTTTCTCCATTTGGAGATAGGCAGTGGAGAGCCTGTCTACCTCTCCTGCAGCAGTTAGCTCCTGCTTGCCAAGGTCGGTTTATATGGCTTATCCGGCTGCCGCCCATCTTATGTCTGCAAGGACATGCAGGATTTGAACAGTTTACTCTGCGCGCAAAAGCGCATTCATGGAACTCCCGTACAGGTGACACATCTACCAACTATATACCAACTACTCCAAACAGGGAATAGCCAATATTTGTGCTGCATGGTTCAAACGTTCCAAATCGAACCAGAAGTGATGAGCCTCCATCAGCTACCCAGAAATTGACCGGTTATCTGTTAAGCCTTTCGTCGTCAGGACTATTCGCAGAAACCCTCACGGCAGATTCGCTCTGCCTTAACAGCAAACAGCTATGAGGGGGAGATTCTAAATGTCAAAGATTCCGCACTTCCAGCATAATGCGGAGCGCCAAGTGAAGGAGTCGAACCTTTTAGCCTTTTATAGCCTACGGTTTTCAAAACCGCTTCCCACCGTTAGGATACTTGGCTTAACGAATCCAGTAACTATACCAGATTCGTATTTTAGATTGGGTTTGGGCATTTTTGCGGATTTTTCAGCAGTTTACCGCATGACTACACTGCTTTTGGCCCCGATGCACCAGATAATGTTTCTTGGGATTCCACATTATTATCCGTATTATCTAGTTGCACCATGGGCAATATCTACTCTGGATGCCTCGACCGCTCACAAGGGTAAGGAATCCCGTGCCTACCGGCTTGATTCGGTCGTATTGCCTGCTTTGCAGGTCTTTTTGATATGAATTGAACCCACTCCCATGTAAGGAACAGGATAATCCCAAAGTAAGTGAAAATCATTCAATCCTCCAACCATTTATTGTCGAGACAGATAAACCCAACCACTGCACCACCAGTCAATATAATCCAAATTATCCAAAACAGCACTATCGGAAAGCCAGAAGTCAAATACTCTACCGTTGATTCTATGTCCTGTCCAACGTAAAACGGTGAATCATCTTTCATGGCTCCGTCTCGCAAATCAGTATAGACTGTGCCAGTATATTTCGGATTACATCCATAATATTTGAATCTCACAAATCCAGATTCATTTATCGTGTCTATGTAATCCGTTCCGGGCATAGCCACTTTGGGATAATCCATCTCAATACCGCAAAATCTAATTTTATGGCTATGAACTTCCTCGCTACCGGCATAATCCCATTCCCAGTATGTCTCGGTTCGTGTTTGTGTCTTACCGTTTGAGCCCGTATATGTAACCGTTCGTGTGTGCATATTGTAATGCTCCTCAACCTTTTTTACGTACAGGTATTCTCCGCCGATTTCCGGGAAAGTGACGGTATCAACCGCCTCTAAATCCCCATACACAAGCGCATTTCCAATGCTGGTATCCATGCCATACCGAAACATCTCTGTCTCGGTTATCTTTGCCGACTTATAATACTCTGCATTTTTGTCCATCTGGTGTTCTTCTATTTTCCCGGCAAACACGAATCCTAAAATCATCATTACCGCAATAATGGTAATGCTCGCCAGCAACTCACGTATTGTCACTTCATATTTTCCAATCCACCACGACTTTTTCATAATCACTCACCGAATAAATTTGTCGGCGCATCTGCCGGGGCCTGATAATCCAACCTCTGATAATCTAATATTTCATAACCCATCCATGATAAGAACAATCTGGCCGGAAATCCTTTTACATACCGGTTATATGTACCTACCTGCTTGTTATAGCTCTCACGATACTGGGCAATCATGTTTTCCGTGGTAGCAAGCTCTGTCATGAGCTGTTTGTAGTTCTCATTGCTTTTCAGCTCAGGATAGGCTTCTGCTACCGCTGTGATTGCAGTAGTCACATTCTCGATATCCCCGGTGCTTCCTCTGCCGTCCACAATCTCCTGTAGTGTTTCCGCCTCGTGCTTGTCATACTGCTTAATCGTGTCTACAAGGTTCGGAAGCAAGTCAATTCGACGCTTCTCTTGCACCTTAATGTCAGACATGGAGGTTTCAATGGATTCCTCCAATCCGATTGCCTTATTTCTGCTGCCCTGTACGCCAAATACGCACGCTACCACAATAAAAACAATTCCCACTGCCACAATGGCAGCTGTTTTCCAGTTTTTCATTTTGATTTGCCTCCCGTTTTTTAACACTCAACAATTATTCCGACAGTGATATGCTCCGAAAACCATCAGATTGATTTCTTTTTCATCAAATCCGCACCTGTTCAGTCTATGAACTATGGTATACTTCTCTTTCGCCTGAAGCTTCCAGAAATTCTCCTGGAATTTATCCAAACATCCGACACAATTCCTCACTGTCTCCAACAATCCTTCAAATGCTAATTTGATTTTGTTTAAAATCCGCTTAAACTCTATAACCATCATATTCCCAGTTTCATTGATGACTTTTTTCTGTTCCTCTGTTACGCATACATACATTTTTATCAGCCTTTCTAATTGAATCGAACAGTTTATTCCACGCTTCTTCAAACGATATATTTTGTTCTTTAGAAATCCTACTAACACTCTCTTTAAAAGCAACAAGAGCCATAACAGAATGTTCAGACACATCAGCATTTGTCCAACTGCGGCACCTATTATCTTTATGAAGCCAAGTTACAAGAATTTTCATGATGTCACCTCCACAAAATCAATCCGGCACTTGCCAGAAAAAGAAACAACATCAGTGAAAATCCAATCACAGAAGCAACATCCCGAACATTTTTCCAAAGGAACCATCCGGTAATTGCCGCCATAATAATATCTCCACAGGTTACAATAGACTTAATTACTTCCATCACCATCCTCCATTCCGATAATTTGGTTCAAGATTTCTTCCGCTAAATGCTTCGCCCCATATTCAGCGTGAATTTCGGATTCACCATCTCCAATATAATGCTCCTTTGGTTTTAAAACGCTGAAAATACTCGCCACAAAACCATCGTACAAATCTCCCTGTTTCAAAAGCTCATTTCGGAGAATTTTGATAACTATCGGTATTGTAAAAAATGGCATCTTAACTGTAGACATACGCTATTTCCTCCTACTGCAAGTCGTTTACGGAAAACACAATCCCACAGCAATACGGTTCTCCATCCTCATACACCATGAATGTCTCATGTGGAATGTCAGTCTTGTACGTCCATGGGATAACATTTCCGTCCTCATCCTTGGACGCCTTATCGCACCATAACGCTTCAATACAATTTGGAAAATCTTCCTTATCGTCCTCGCCGTTATAAACGCTCTCTTTCGAGAACCAGACCTGTCCACCATCGAAACAGCCGCCCTCGTCCCGTAATGCTCCCTCAAACTCCATCAAGTCGTCGGAAGCTCCGGTGACGATGACCCAGCCGTTATCTTTGGCGGTCTGAATTTCTTTTTCAGTAAACATCGGATATCCATATTCCTTGCCATTAAGCTGATGTGCAAATTCTTTTATGCTCACAATGTAACCTACCTTTCCTCAACCCTTCGGGTAACTCCTGTATCAACGGTTCTCCCCATACATCTGCCAAACTGGATTTCATAAATAACGGAGTACCTGTCATTTTGCATTGTTCTACAATACTCTGAATCCATCTTCTTTCAGGTATAACCTTGCCTTTTCTTCTGCCGGTCTCAGCACCCACAATTATCCAATCAAACTCCATCAACCAATTTATTGCGATAGTTGGAAGACTTCCAAGCAATGGTTCTAAGCTAATAAACGTATTGAATTTTTCAATCAAGCCTGATAATTCCTCAATATCTACACTCAATTCATTGCCGTTATAAGCAATATCATAGGTATTCGTAATGGTAGTTCCAAACCAGAAATTATTCATCTTGACTTCTCTTCCGTTTCTATAGTTATCAGTTATTATCTGCCTATATCGTTTTGGATTCTTTGTAAGAAACAAATAATTGTGCTGTGGAGCTTTCCTGCAAGCTTCGAATACATCCCCAATCCATGAATTTGGCACCCAGTCCCCAAACAGGTCAGCCATGGAACATACAAAAATGTTCCTGCCTTTCTTGTTTTGGTATTCGTCAAGACGGTATCTATGAAATGTCGGTTCAAACCCATATGGATACGGCTCTGACCTTTCCGCTTCCACTCCATAAATCTTCTTGTCCAAAATGTGAATATCTTCATCTGACCAATCCTCTCCATGTCCAGAAAAGCGGTAGGCAATACTTCTTGCATAGCAATATTCACACCCATGCAGGCAGCCAGTAACCGGATTCCATGTACTGTCACACCAGTCAATTTTTGTTTTATCCATGCCTACTCGTCCCTTTCCATGAAATCCACGCAGTCATAGTCATATTCAACTTCCATGCCGTAGTTCTCGCTCTCATCGTTATCGCATCTCCACTCGCCGTCTACTCTTCGGCAAAATTCACATTTTCCGCACATTCTATGGACCTCCTTTAAACTTCGATATATCAATTTCGCGATGCCACGAAAATGGTCAATTTCCCTGCGCTTCCAGAACAGATTTTCTCGGACAGTAATAATGGGTAATCTGCCCGCTCTTTCCAGCCGGAACTGCAACCAGAACACGCTCATAAATGCTAATGTGGCTGTCATACTTGACATGGCTCGGCTTTACATCGCGGGGAAGAAACAAATCTGCATATATTTTCGCCGGTATAATTGCTATGACCTTTCCCGTTTTTTCCTTGTCGCTGCCCTGGGCCTGGCTTGTCCAAGTAACTTCTTTTCCAACTTCAATCATGATATTTTTCCTCCCTATATGGCACATGATATTTCGTTTTATTAACCGTCTTGTCATCAATATACACATCTGCAAAAATCTTCCGGCAGTCATTTCCGTGCCACTCAATCATCTCTGGTAGATTCTCGTTTACCGCATCGAATGCCAGTCCATGTTCCCTACACCAGTCAACCGCCACTAGAAGCCGCTCTCCTTCACGGCAAGTCCAGAGAATGATTTTATTGCCCTGCCTACGGCGCTTTTTCAAATGCTCAATAAGTGCCAGATTCGGTGCGCCGATTCCAGGGTATACGCTTTCGCACAAGGTTCCGTCGAAATCAACGGCATAGATTGTGTATTTACTCTTCTCGCTCATATAGCGCTCCTTTTCTACTTGATAAATTAAAAACCCAAAATCCGTTTTCTCCTGATGATATACACGACTGTATAATTTCCATCTTCGCATTTTACCGAAACGGTTCCCCTGTACTTTTTGGATATGTCTCTGAAATCCTTTGCCATTTCAGCATCAGGAAACGTATAAAGTCTCCAAAGACAACCGTTATTATCATAAATTGGTTTCTTTGCTATCGGTTCGCTCCCATTTCCAGACGGAAACAGAACACCAATGCTTCTACGCCCGAAGTAGAAAAACAACCAGCCATACAATGGGATTTTACTTTTTCCAAATTCCGGTTCATACTTTGGAAGCCACCATGGGTCTGTTAACGAAAACTGGAAATATATCTCATAACATTCTTGTGAAGAAAAGTCTGCTACCGAAATCAGAAATGTAAATCTCTTTCGATTCGCAAACAAATCTTTTTATTGAATATCCTCATGGCGCTGTCCTTTCAAGAAAGCCTTTTTATTTTTTTCGGAATTGAAGGGACTAACTGGCGCCGCCAGCGACTTCCTACAGACCCCCCCCCCCCTCCCGCACCATCTGCATATGACGGTTGATTGGCTGAAATACTGCACAAATTCCAGTTCAAAAACTATGCATATTGCTTTTTCAAAGGCCATCATCACTTGTATTCGTTTCAACTATTCGCTAAATATCAATTTCACGAATAGTTATGGTTGAAATCTACACAAAATCTGTTGATAATCTTATGCACAATAACCAACGTACTATCAATTGTGCCTATTGTGTAGCAGACATACTGAATTGTCTGATAATATAGTGGTCTAATCCGGCAAATCCTCCACGCTTCCAGGTAAGGATTCTGTTGCCTTGGCCCTAGCCGCTATTTCCTCACGGCTATACGATATACCCGTTTTGTTTCCGTCCGTCCCTCTTGGCTGTCCCATATTCCAACCATGCCGCCTGTTTAATGCCCCCAATATTCCGACCGGATTTCTCTTTCCGCCAATGAGCATGTTTGACAGACTTTCTTCGTTTTCCATGTTCAATTTTTTGTATATAACGGAACCTTTTGAACCTACTCTCGTCTCCTCCCTGCCCCAACTGTTAACCGTATCTGTATCTATACCAGTCAATTTACTAAACCCACTTATAGATATCTCTTTGTCATACTCATAACATAGAGTTATATATATATCACATATACAGTCTATTAAATCCAGATTATAGGCATTATTTAACCTTGTATCTGTATATAACCTGTCACGATTAACAGCAAACAACTGTTTATTAATATATATAAGAGCGGCATTCCACCGGCTCTGCGGCTCCTTACGCATATCCTTTATGTCTCTATTGTCGATGTAATCTTGGAGATACATAGATATATCATTTGCATAGACATCTATGGTATTACCGTCCCTATCTGTTATTTTGACCATGTTAATATTAATATCTGACATAACTGTACATCTCCTCTCTGGGGCTATGTAACCCAATATCCTTATCTATCCACATGAGAATATGTATATAATATATATCTATCCCGCTACACTGTATTTGTATTAACTATAAGGCAGACCCATTGGAGCATCGCGGCCCCTCTCTGCCTGGTTAAGGTAAATAAAAAAGGCCCTGACGCTTAGACAGACTGCTACATCCGTCTATAACGTCAAGGCCCCGTGGACTGGTTATACTTCGCCGCGCATCTACTGGCCGGCGGTCTGCATGTGTGGTCAAGGCATCCGAGACACTAGCACACATACACGCTATATATAATTATCAATTGGTTATACTCTAGCAGATTTTATAATATCTGTCAATAGCCTATTTAAGCGCGTCCAAAAAAACGCCTAAATCAGTATAATCCCATTCCCCAGTGACATCTACAACACGGTATGCCTGGGAATAATCCACATTGCTCAAATCTCCGTCAAAATCATCGTCATCTGGCAAGTCAAAATAAAATTTTAGCAGACGATTGTTATCTGTGATGCCGTATTGATAAAACTCGTCCATATCAAAACACTCATCAGTGCCAACCATATAAATTTTATAACTTACGCCATCAACCAAAACGGTAGTGTACCGACAATCGCTATCTAACAGTTCGGCCTCGGTCACATTCCGACGCCCCTCAATAATTTCCAATGCCGCTTTGCGAAGTTCATTATTTTTATCCATTTTACTTACCTCCTATATGACTCCCTGATATCCTCTTTGTTGATACTCCAAGTATATCGTATGTGCGTTATGTTGTCAATATTATATGTGCGTTATTTTAATATTTTTTCCAATTCGTCCAATTTTGTCAAGATTGTATCACGGATAAAGGCGGATGGCGTTTTATTTAACCCTAGTCCCTCAATGCGTTCTTTGGTCCCTGCCGGGAAAACTATATTTAATCTATAATTCCTCTTTTCATATTCCCTTATCGCTTTTCTCTGCGCTTCGGTCGTCTTTAATTCCTTATTTTCCACGTCTTACACCGTCCTTAATATATATGTGCTTTACATTATTATATCCTATGTGCGTTTTAATGTCAATGAATATGTGCGTTATACAATTTACACAATTTTTTCGCCTATATATGTGCGTTATTTCGTTGGTTATTCCGGTATTGCGACTTTTTTATATGTGCGTTATAGTATAAGCATAGCAAACAACAACACACCAAACAAAAAGGAGATAAAAGCCATGACCAAAAACATCATTGATTTAATTGAGGCCAGCGGAGCCGAATATATAGGCATAAGACATTTGGCAGATGATGAACATTACAACGTTGGCGATTACTGCCGCAACTCTTACGACTGGAATTATGAGTTCGACTGCTCCACATACGAGACGGAAGAGCCGCAAGAACTCCCTGGCACGTGCGCATACAACACCAGGATACACTCCGGATGGGATGACTCAGAGGAAATCAAGTCAAAGCTGGAAAAAGCCATTAACGCATCCAAAGTATACTATGGAGATATTGTTATCATCGGCGGAGACCGTGTTACCTATGGTAATGACGAGGGCGAAATCATCATAGAGGATGCCGTTGTTATCGCAACTGTTTAACCGCACCACCAGCCCGGCAGGGTCAGAGCCGGGAGAAAGGAACAACATGAAAAGCATGTATCTGGCAGATGAAAATGGGAACTTGATTTACTGGGTAACGGAATGCGGCGGAAAAATAATCCGGGAATATCCGGACGGACACACCGAATCGGCCAACGAGCAGGAAATCAAATTATACAACAGAGGGGCGGCACTGCCGCCCCTCTAATGCGGGTATCCGGTCGCAACCCCGGGGAAAGTCGCAGAGCGGAGGAAAACAGAAAGTAAGGCGAAGCAGTAACGCCGCGGACGCGCCCCGCCCCGGTGACGTCATCCGGCGCTTAACGGTTGCGCGATAGCATCCAGCATACAGGCAATACACCACTCTACAAGCTGCGGGACGCAGACGGGCGGCGTATTTCCTATGTGCAAAAAAAATCAAAACGAGAGAAGGGGAGGCCCATGAACAGAAGTGTACGCAGTCCACCGCATTAGTTCCCAGTTCCCGCCCGGCAACCGGTGCGGGAATTTGCGAATTGACAACATGATATTTTATCCGTATATCCGTTTTTATGCGTTTATCGCACATTGCAAGGGTAACGCCTGTAAAATCCAACAACAGCGCTTGTGATGCGTCAAAACAATATTACAGGCTTGCACATTATCCGCGCTTGTGATATCATGCACTTATACTGGATATTTTGTATACTGCCTAGCTAGTATAACTCGATTTTAATAAGTTTACATTATTATCCTGAAATGGTATAATACTTATAGACCATTTCAGGAGGTAAAATGATGCCAAAGAGTGCTACGCCTATTTTTCTTTCCAATGATGATAAGTCATATTTAAAGTCCATTCTACAGAAGGGGACTGTTGAAGCCAGAGTCCACAGGAGAGCCAAAATCCTCTTATTAAAATCAGATGGCATGGCAGATGAAGCCATTGCTGACAAACTCGATATTTCGAGACCGACGGTAAAGCTCTGCCTGAAAAAATATATGGAATCAGGCGTGAAAGCTGCCATGGAAGACAGTAAAGGCCGTGGCCGCAGGATTGAAATTACCGATGATGCAAAGGCATGGGTAATCAATATTGCCTGCCAAAAGCCTTCCGCATTCGGCCTCCCGGCAGAGTTATGGTATCCATTGAGCCTTACCCGCTACATCAATTCCGTTGCTGAACAGGAAGGATATCCCCGTATGGCGACAGCATCTGAGTTTTCTATCCGGAAGATACTTAGGAAAGCAATGCTTAATCCCCATAAGGTCACCTATTATTGTGAAAAACGGGATCCTGACTTTGAAAAGAAGATGCATGATGTGCTGGTCATTTACAAACAGGTTGAACTCCGCTTTGATGAAAATGGAAGTTTGATTCCGTTTGCCGGTGATGAAGAGCCGGTACATACATTATCCTATGATGAAAAGCCCGGGATCCAAGCGATTGCCACCACAACCGGGGACAGGCCCCCGGTTGCCAGTACGGAAAAAATGTCCACCGTACAGCGTGATTATGAGTATAAACGTCTGGGGACGCTCTCCCTATTGGCAGCGATTGACCTGTTGACCGGGGAAGCTATCCCACTGGTAAGCAATACTCATAAAAGCAGCGATTTTGTAACATTCCTTAAAATATTGGATGAGAAATACCCAAAAGGGGACAAAATACGGCTTATACTGGATAACCACTCCGCCCATACATCCAGGGAGACACAGGAATATCTGAATACAGTTCCTGGAAGGTTTGAATTTGTGTTCACACCCACACATGGCTCCTGGCTGAATATGGTGGAAGGCTTTTTCAGCAAAATGACCCGCCAGATGTTGTCCGGGATTCGTGTAGGCTCGAAAGAGGAACTAAAGGAACGGATTTTGAAATACTTTGAAGAAATCAATGAGGTTCCCGTCCCCTACAAATGGAAATACCGCTTGGACACGATTGATCTTTCGGAAGAGGATGTGGGCACAATCGTCTATGAAGTTGTAAATGCGAAAGCAGCAAGTCCTGAAAACCAAGGGAAACGTGCGCCCAAAGCACGGACACGTAAGCCAAGAAATCAGATTACTACCAATGCTTAAATTGTAAGCTTATTTAAATCGAGTTGTACTAGCACTACTACCCTAATCGGCATCGCAAAGCACCAACGAGACAGTGTATCTAAAAGTTTTATGCAAAATCCGAAAGAAATTCGACACAAATTCAAAATCAACTTTTCCTATTAAAAAAAAATACCAAAATTCAAAAATTTCTCAAAAAACATTTCCGTCTTTTTTCTGCAAAATTCTTAACCTAGGGGGGTATCAAAAAGTGTTACCTTATTTCCAGGATTTACTTTATCCAACAAATCTTGCATGTGCCTGTTGTACTGTCTCTCTGCTGATTGCTGCATAGCATTTTAATGTTGTATCAATCTTAACATGTCCAAGTGCTTCCTTTACAATTTCAGCTGGAGCACCTTTGTTAATCATATCTGTTCCAACAGTACGCCGGAACACATGGGGAGTAACTTTCACACCTTCCAATTCTGCATCTCTTGCCTTTATACACTGTAAAATATTACGAACTGTCTGACCAGAAATGCGGCTCTTTGGCCTATTGGGAGACACAAATAAAGCTGGATTATCATCATTTCTACCGTCCAGATACCTCCATAAATGAAGAGCAACCTGTCCATTAAGATATACTTGACGCTCTTTTCTTCCTTTACCATAAACTATTGCCGTTTTTCGCTGAAAATCTACATCGGAAATATCCATACCACATAATTCTGACACACGAACTCCCGTAACATACAGCATATCACATAACGCAAGTTCAAATTCATTTTCGCAGGCACATCTAACCATTTCACGTTGTTCAGGCTGCAACGTTGCCCCTATCTTGTATTCCACTTTCGTTTCCTTCAATTTTTTTGCGGGATTTTCTGGCAATAAATCTTCTGTGTACAAAAAGGAGAAGAAACTACGTATCGATATAAGTTTACTATTATAAGTTCTATCTTTCCATTTGCGCACAAGTTTCCCATATGCAAGGTACCCCTTTAAATCCTGGTATGTAATCTCCGTTACATTTTTATTTATATATGTCATCATATTTTTTAGATTACATTTATAATTGTTAATACTACCATCTGTACATCCGTCCAGCTTCATCTGGAGCAAATAGGCATTAAGGTATTCCACTGACCTATCTATTTCATTAGACAACGCTGTTTCTTCTGTAAAAAACTGAAATTTCGATAAACACATGTTGAGTATCTGTTTTACTTGATTAAGTCGTTCCTGTTCTTCGATGACATTTACAATATTATCCATAACACGCCTGACAACATCATCCATACTTACCTGTTCTGCCATATATTTCCACCCATCCTTTCCTTGTAATTTTGTACAGGATAGGTTATAATTATCCTATCCAAAGAGGAGAAGCCCTTCAGCCGCCAAGCACACGGGGCTTCTTTTTCGTACATATGTTCTTTTTTGATGTTTTTTATTGCCGGGGTACTCCCCCGGCTTATTTCATCTCAATCTCAATATCACATTCATCTTTCAACACGGAACGGATATCATCCAGTGTGTACAACCCCTTATCAAACTGCCTATAAAACTCGATGCAGTAATCCACGAACCGCTGTTCCCGACTCTTTCCATCCACTTCCCTACGCATCAGTTGACCAAAATGGTCCTTGAACATCAATACTGGAATGCCCAGCATCATGAGAAAAGCAGTCTCTGCCGCGTCATGGGTAGCCTCTTGTTTAATTTCCCGCAATTGGTCTCTGGATAGATTATATGTAGGCTGTTTTCTGTTCTCTCGTTCTACGCGTCGCCTTTCCGCTCGTGTCATAATATCTCCTCACTCCTTCGGCAAATTATGTGACTTTATCATCCTTACAGTATCAAATTTTTTCTCTATAAATACGTTCTATCTCTTCCAAAGTAACATGAATTAATAGATTTTTTATGAATTGACTTTCTCCAAATTTCTTTCCCAAATCTTTTATTCCATCTATAAGACTATCCCAGTATTCATCAGAATCATTGGGTTCACTATACTGCTTAAACAGTTTCCATGTATATGTAAATGCCCTATGGTAATTCTTTTCCAATAATGGCTCACCACCTGCCTTGACTCTCTTTATTTCTTGCCAAACAGCTAGGCAAAACAGCCGTCTCATGACTCCGATGTCATGCTTCGATAGCATTTCTTCTATATGCTCCTTCGTGACTTTTTTCCAGTTTTTCATCAGCATCCATGCATCTGTATAAGCCTGCCAGTACCTCTTAAGTTGTTCTTCGCTCATATTCCACCGCCTTTATTTGCACGCCCAGCACCCGTACCGTATCCGGCCCTTATTGGTCCGCTGGCCATCACACCCGCGGCGCCCGTTGTCTATGTAACACTGTCTCATAATACCGTATCACTCCCTTCGGCAGCCGGCGCAATCCCGGAACCGGGCACAGGCTGGTATACATGTACGGCGGCGCCGTTCGGATGCGCTCCTTGATGGCCTCGTCAGCCTGGGCGGCCAGCGCCTTGCTGCGGTCGATACGACTGACCTTAGCCTGCTTACTGTCTGCTTTCTTTCTCAATCAGGTACCTCCCTTCGTATCACAAATATCAGTTTTGTTTAATTGAAAATGTGACATTTACATTCAGTTCCTTATCCCCAAACGTAAAAATCAAATCGACATTATCTGTATTATTTTCTGCACAATATTCCAACAAATCTGCAACATCATACATAAACCCTTTTGAAAAATCTTTATCCATACACACCTCCGCAAAATATTAATATTGTTTAATTGCCTGACCACACCATTTACAATGCCCTGTAAACAAATCTGTATCTCTCAACCCGCTACCACATTCAGGACATTCATATTTTTCACCCATTGCCCCATAAATTCTAGGAGTTTTTTTGGGTATCTGCTTTCCCAGTGCCTCATACGCTGCTTCTAAGGCTTCATACTGTTCCGTTGTAGGTGTTCCTTTGTACATACGCTTAATAATATCAATAGCCTCTTCTGGTTTCATGTTCCTTTCCTCCCTCAAGTGCGGATTCAAATATCCCTCCAAATGTTAATACTGCTGATATCAGCTTAGTCTCAAAGAACAGTACTCAAATCCAGTTCAATACCTTCCATCACTGCTCTGGCTTCAAGGACCGCGATATAATCTGTCATTGCTTTTACCTGCATATTGTATGTGCTTCTAGGGCAAGTAGGAACAAACCCAAGGTCTATTCCCCTGTCCCATTTATAGAGCATACTTGTCAGCCCTCTGTATCTGATAACTAGCTGCTGATACTCTGCAATAAATCTCTCTTTGTAATCTGCACTGTTCATTCCGTTTACAGTATCTACTAATTTCATCATATCTTCCTTTCTGGCACTCAGCGGCCAAATCTTAACTTTACCAACTTATGATACAATACCCTGGCTTTAAACCAAGTGATGGGGCGTCCCGCAAAACATATTTAACATGCCGCCTTACACTGTTTCCCGTATAAAACCCATCCCACTCTTCCAAAATAAGCAAATCTCCAACCTGGACATTATCTTCATCCACCCGGATTTCAAAATTCTTCTTTCTTGCTCGCACCACCCGAAAGTATTCAGGCAGTATCTTCTTTTTGACAACTTTCATCTTTTCCTTCCTCCGGTTCTCTCGGAAATATTAATTTTGATTCCAGGGTTTAAAAGCCCTAATCTTCCCAATTAGTCCTAATGCGTCTCCGTCAAAGCATATTGCTCTATCGTCTATATAGCAGATTGCAGGCGGCTTGTGTGCAACTACATCATCAACCACAATATGGTTATCTCTCAAATAGCGCCTAACCGCTCCCATACCCTCTGGCCTTGCACATCTGGTAGATACCACAATTACCTCGTACCCTTCCATGCGTAAGTAATTGATTGCTGCCTGTATCTCTGGCACAACCGGGTCTGGTATAACTGATATACCCTGCCACCCGCTTGTGTAACTATGTATCACTCCATCAAAATCAAATACTATCGTCTTTTTATCCATGGCTTATTCCTCCTGTAAATGTCAGTTTAGTTGCGCTAAGGCTTCTTGCCAATTTTTAAAATGATATACTTTACATTTGCCTCGTTTGGCTGGATTCTCTGCATATTCTGGATGCTCAAACAGCATCACGCAGACTGTCTTAAATCCCGTATCGGCACCTTGCGGAGTATACCCTTTAGCAACGAGGGCATTGTATGCGTCATTTTCCGCTGACAAAAACTCACGGTCTTTTACGATAGAGATTTCCCTTTTCCTTTCAATCATGTTCCATCCTCCAAATATTAATTTTCAGTTTAATTGATTAAAGAACAATATAGTCGGATTTGTTATTCCGCTTTCTTCCAACATATCATATACCTTTTTTATGTTTTCTACCGAATCCATCTTAAAATCAAGTTTATACACAAAAGATACATAACCAACATTGGTTGCCGCCGATATATAATATTGATACATTCGCATCCTCCAAAATATCAGTTTTGGTGCACAATCATGCACCTATTTTACAGGTCGCGCCCAGGGCCTTAAGTACTTTATCGGCCACCTCCACGCTCATATCCCTACCCTGCTCCCAATAGATAAGGGAGCGCTTTGACACTCCAGCTGCTTTCGCCAGCTTTGCATTGGACAAGCCCTGCTGTTCCCGCTGCTCTTTCAAATACTCTCCAACCTTCATATGTATACGCTCCTTCCATTGTTCTATTTGTTCTGTTTTTTGCGATTAACCTTATCGCTTTTTGGCTTATTTCAGTTTTCTCCTTATTGATTTTTAATGTTTTTGCCCCTATACTTTGGGTACAGGCTCCCTGCCCGGAGCTGAGTACATATAGAAAGGAGGCTGGTTATATGTATGAATACACATTTACCGCTGGATCTAAAAATAATATTGATACAAAAGGATTTTGTAATAATTTTTCGGAGATTCAGCAGGAAACTCTGCGGCATACTGCCGACTGTATTCACCACCGTTCCACTTATCCCAATGGGTTTGTTATTGAAATGATTGAATATGCTGATAAAATTATCATCAAAACAAACCGTGAACTAAAGGATGACGGAAACGGCAACTTTACCGTACTTGAAAAGTAATTTTTTCTTTATCGCTTTTCATTACTAACTCCGTGAGCACTGCACCTGTCTCTTTTGATACTTTGCTCACGGATGTTTCTATACTTCTTTCTCCTACAATCAGCTTTGAAATATTTTCCACTTTATGATTCATCTTCTCTTCTCCTAAATGTTAGCATCTTACACCTCCATAAAATGTCAGTTTTCGTGAATAGCGTCCTCCAAAATCAAGCGGCATTGTTGATATGCTTCCAAGCTTTTAGTAAAACCGTACTCATACACCGGGTCATTCAGTCCAGTAATAATTTGTAACTGTGTATTAATACGTTTTTCTAATTGTGCCAGAATATCAGCCATATCTAACGCCGTTGGCTGCATATCAATCAACTTCATCATTGCATTGGCTTTTTCTACTGGGTAATTTTCCTTTATCGTCATAGCCGCCACCTGCTTATTAAAAGCGTCAGCATCAATTAATCTCATAACGCGCCTTCTTTCCTTAAATGTTAATTTTTCTGTTTTTGAATCAACTGTTCACACTCTTCTGGTGTCAATTTACACTGGCAACATTGACAGTACTTCCCTGTTACCTCACATCTGTAATCCTCATCATACTCATTTCTATTGCGAAACGGAATAACTACAACATAAGGACAGTTATAAAAATCCATCTGATACCTTCTTCCTGAAAATGCTAATTTTAAAGAGTTACCTCTACGCCAAATTTTGATATATCCTTGTCAAAATTTAAGAATATTTTTCCTCGCTCCGCTAATTCCATAATAAGTTCGTCTGCATTCAGTTCCTTACCCTCAAGGATATATACACTGCTTTTATCACCACGCATACTGCACTGCCTTTCTTGTATAAATTGTTAATTTCTATTCGTTAGCGTAAGTAATCAGCTTCATCGTTAAGATATTCAACTAATTCTTCGATGCCGTCTTGTCTATCATAAGCTTTTAATTCGGCAATAACTGTCTCCAAACTGTCAAATCTTTGTAACGCCTTAATTAATTCTTCCATATCGTTTCTCTTTCTCTCTTAATGAGTTAAATGTCAGTTTTGTGAAACAGCCTGTATCAATTCATCCTTTGTCAGAAAGAGGGATTCTCCTATACTTGACACAGGCGAAGAACCTTCTACTCCCCCTATTGTATATTGGATGTATAACTCTCCATCTTCATAGCTTTCCTCGTAATCCGCATCATCTTCTCCCATCATTCTTCCAATTCGATACCCCATAACTAGGGCGGGACGCTCTGGAAAATCAATATCCCATATTCTCCCACCAATGGCTATCGGTAACACTAACGTTAAATCATTCATAATGTTCTCCTTCCTCCGGTTCTCCCGGAAAATTTTAATTTAGTTGACAAAAACATGTAAAACCTGTAAAACACGCTCATGTTAAGCAAATCTTAAATTGAATAATTAACCCATACATATTGTGTGCTATCCTCAACCGCCCAATAATATGTTCCATCGAACGAATCTTCACCGCGCTGGTATTGGTTACAGTATTCCCCTTCCTCCTGCTCCTCACCGTCTGCTTCCTGTGCCACCCCGAATCCATATAAATAGCAATCATCCATATCCGCATTCTCCGAAAACCACTTTTGCAATTCTTCGAACAGTTTATCTGATTTTTCTTTTAACGCTTCGTATTCAGCAGCCTTTTCTGCTATTTCTTTTGATACCTTCATATCTTTTCCTTCCTTCAGTTCTCCCGAAAAATGTTAATATATCCCAAAATAATGCAACGCTAACTGCGCCCTATGCACTTCAAGCCTCTGTTTCGACAACTTATACCGATTAGGATCAATCTCAAATCCCACATATGGTAGTTTGGCCTCCTCAAATGCTATCAGGCTGCTTGCACTTCCTACGTGCGTGTCTATTACCTTCCACCCAGGCTGTACATACTTCTGAATCAACCAGCGGTAGAGGTTAATCGGTTTCTGCGTTGGGTGGATCCGCTTCTCATTGAGTTTCTTATTGCCTTGCTGTATCCATCCTTCTTCCATGGATTTCCCCTGCATCATTCCATTCCACATATACCGGAACAAGCGCACTGAATCATGTAAAGTGCAGGAGGCAATCTCGCAATCTGAGAAACTACTTTTCCCATTGCATTTGTCCCATATGATTCTGCCAGGCAGAAAATGCCAGTTAAAATAATTACAGCCCCATACGATCTGATGCTTAGATACCCGTTCCAATTCCGTGAAATATTCATCTCCGGGTACATCCCAGTTTTCTGAAGGCTCATAAAAACGCTGCACGCCTATGGGGCTTACTTTCCTTCCGTAATATCTCCTGCGTTCTGGGCCAGAGAAGTAGGGCGGATCAACAATCGCAAGGTCAAAATACTTATCCGGAAACTGCTCCATCCCGTCCATACAATCCATGTTGTAATATCCGAAATCCATCCTATCCTCCAAATTTTAATCCGGTTGATTAGATACTATTCTGTGCGTTGTAACATCCATATCCTTAATCATATCTAATAGTGGCCGCTCTGTCTCACTTTTCGCTATCGCTTTCCAGCGATATGTATATACCGGTTGTGAGCAATTTCCTAAAATATTTGGCATTGCATAGCTTTCTTTTCTCTCCAATAAAAACATCTCTTACCTCCGCTAAATGTTAATTTTGTTATGCAAACTTTAGCTGTATTTCACTATCATCAATTCTCATATTTGGCATCCGCTCACCCACTTTGAGATACGGACAATTTGCCTGCACCAGCACCTGTGCCATAATTGGCACCACACTATTTCCGATGCGTGCAACCTGTTCGCTTATAGGATATGGTTTCCGGTCAATATCCCGGTCAAGAATATAATCTGGAGGAAATCCCTGCCCCAGCATTAACTCCTTTGGCTTTAACATCCGCAGGAAGATATCCATGATGGCATATTCGTTCCCCAGCACTGTAACCAACGCAAATCTATCTTTCGTCACAATCGTGTGAAGAGGGCCATTTATGCTCTGACCAATACCACAGCCGTAATACTCCATGATAAATTGCGACACCCAGGTGCATTTCTGAATTATCTCGTCTGCTTCGTTCCCAACGTTGGAAAGCAGTTCTTCTTTCGGTATCGCCAGCACACTGACCTGTCCGAAGTGTCCCGGAGAGGTGGTAATCGTATGTATCGGCTCTGCCAGAGACTGTCCAGAACCTGACTTATAAAACTTTGTCAAGAATGCCATAACCAGCCCGTAACGGTTACTTGTATCTATTGTCTGGATTGGCTCCACCAGTGATTGCCCTCTCACTCCGCTCTTGGTAGTTTCGGAATGATACTGGATAAGAATAGGACTGATTAAGCAATGCTCATTCTTTGTAACTACTGTACTCATGGGTTCTTCCATGCTACGGTTTCTATCGGCACAAAATCCTGTTTGCCCTATCTGCATGATATATGGTGTTACCACTCCAAATCCATGTTTCCCTGTAATCGTTGGCATTGGCTCGTGAATATTCTGACCACGGAAATTGTCTCCACCATGATTAACCTGTACAATAAATGGTTCCGGGCAATTAAACACAAACTTCTCCATTCCCCGTGCAATCCGATTCATGGTCTTTTCCGCCAGTGGCTTCTTTCTGTTGAAAATAGATTTCCCCATATCCGACAAGTCCAAATACTTCCAGATAGGCTCCCACTTCTTCAATCCGTCTGTGCCCTTCTTACTATGTGTCGGCTCCGGCCAGATAATCGGCTTACCGTCTCGCCGGAAGATTGCATACCAGCGCTTCCTCGTAGTAGGTGCTCCATAATCTGCCGCCACCAACTCTCGGCTGTCAAAGTCATATCCGAGAGACTTCATCGCGGTAATGAATTTTTTGTAATCCTCTCCTTTTCGCTCTGGTATCGGATGGCCTGTCTTGTCCAACGGCCCCCATTGCTGTATTTCCTCCACATTCTCCATGATAATTACATCTGGAAGAATTGCTTTGGTGTGCTTGTACACCGCCCACGGTAGGATTCTCAGTCCTTTTTTCCTTGGCTGTCCTCCTTTCGCTTTGCTGTGACTGGTGCAGTCTGGACTCGCCCACATAAGCGCCACATGCCGTCCTCTTACATACTTTTGCAGGTCAACCTTGAATATATCCTCTGACAAATGCAGCGTATCCGGGTGATTAACCTTGTGCATCCGAATCGCCTGCGGGTCATGGTTGATTGCAATATCAACCGGTCGCCCCAGTGCCATCTCTATTCCTACGCTTGCCCCTCCGCCACCAGCGAAACAGTCAATAATCAAATCTCTCATTTTCAAAAGGACCCGCTATAGCTTTTCTCCGGCCGGAGGTCGACTCCTTTCATATTTTTCAAAATGTGTGTTTAATCAAACGGTATTTCCCCATGTACTGCAATGAAGCCATTATCGGTCTTATTCCACCCGTATATTTTGTTTTCGGAAGAATAGTTTTTCAGGCGTTTGGTTTCTGGCTCATAATAAAGTGGGATAAAGTAATCCATCACACCGCCATCACGGTCTTTAGCAATCTCTATAACGTTTGTAGCCTGGTAAATCTGGTTATCATCTTTCCATCCAAACATCTGTTTACTAAGGCGTTTAAAATCCTGATTTACTCTGTGAACAATAAAAGCGTTATCTACAGCGTTGCCCAAATCTGCTGTTCCTGAAATATCATCCAACCGGAGGAATCCCATGGCTTTTCTCGGATGTGCCACAAACATGATATGCACATTGTATGGCTTGGCTATCTCACCCTGTAAAGCAAGGATAAACTTAGTCTGTGCCTCAAATTTGTTTTCTGACATACCGGAAATATCAAAGGTCATTAGGTTGTCCAGAATCAGCATATCCAGTTTATCTTTTTCGATTTTTCTCTTAAACTGGTCAACTACTGCCTGAAAGTCAAATCCGTATTCATTGTTATACAACCAGAAGTGTTCTCCTAACCATTGTGCTATCTGCTCCTGGTATTTCCGTTGTACGTTGTAATACCCTTCAAACTGAGTTGTTTCTGTGTATCCCTTTCCAGCCGCCTGTAAATTCATCCAACGCATAAAGTTCTTTGGTGCCAGTTCCCCGGAAAAAACTCCGATATTATTTCCAGACTCAACACCATCCAGAACCATTTCAGAAATCACAGAACTCTTTCCGGCGGCCCGCAGTCCAGACATAACGGAAACGTAACCTTTTTTCATTCCACGCAGTTTCTTGTCTATATCTGCAATTCCGGTTTTGATAAATCTTTCTTCTGGTACTGGCAGGTTCAGAACGTCCTGAGCTGTATAAAATACTGGTTTTCCATCTATCGGCCGTATAACCTTTGCCTGCTGTACTGGCTGGCGGGAATAAATCCTCCGCTCATAATCCTGCTGACACTTCTCATAGGCATCTGGCTCAAACAACATTCTCACATCCCTCCAGGTCTTGTCCTGGCAGGAATTGTGAAAGCAATGAAATCCGATTGCCCCTGACCGCGCCTGGAAAATACAGGCGTCTTTTCCTTTGTGGTTGCTGTCAAACGGGCATTGTTCCAAAATATACTTGGTTCCGTCCGAATAACTGGTCTTTTGATACCGCAATCCATATTTTATCAGCCATTCCTCCAAGTCGAATTCTCTGGGGCTGTAACCATTGTATTTCTGTGGCTTCTCTGGTACCGGAAGCATAGCGGACAGTTTCTCCAGATATGCCCTGTCGGTCGGTTCCCTACTTCCCTCTGACAACAAATGGCTCATTCGATGCGGGTTCTCCGGTGTATTACTTCCTTTGCGGGCCATGGTTCCATACAGCTTACAAATTCGTGCCGGATTAAAATTCGTTTTATCAATATCGACAAATTCATCCGAAAAAAGCATATCCAGCGCTAAAAGACAATTTTTAATTAGTGTCTTATTTTCCTCACTGTTCCGAAGCCTAATCTTGTACAATAGATGAATTCCATTTCCGCTCATGGCTGTTATCGGATTATTAAACCCAAGATTTTTCATAAAGGCGTAAACCTTATTTCCCACTCCCTTGGCTTGTCTCAACTGTTCATCCGTACTTGACACTCCCGCAGGACGTTTCGGGTCCACATCAATAAACAGCCATTCATATCCGCAAATATCATTATCACTGGTTTGAACTTTTGCATTTGTAATAAATTTATCGCGTTGCTCTCTGGAGTAGCATTCTGGTTTGATATTGTTAAGCATAATATATATGTTACTATCAGATGTACTCAATTTACTTAGCTGTTCCAGCATCATTTCTGTGTCACGAAAATATCCGCTACTAACTCTTTTTCCATTTGACTCAAGGCATCTTACCTCAAACAGTTCCCCAGAGTCTTTTAAGGCCTGTATTGTTTTTCGGATTTCATCTGGTTCAAATATCTTTTTCCCTACTGCCATATCTTGGTCTCACCATTCTCGTAAGCACGTTGTTCAATTTTCTTTGCCAAATCCCTAATCTCGGAAATTGCTGGTGGAAATTTGCTTTCTTGAACCCATTGGACTGCTGCTTTCTTTATCCATTCGGACTCTAAATCACACAGTGCTTCGAACCATACATTAACCTCGTTTACATCCTTCAGCAAATCATTTCTGGCATAAGCTCCACGCAAAAATGAAATAACATCCACAAAGTCTGTCTTACTCATTCAGCCATCCCTCCAAACTCCCAGATTTATTCTTGTCATCATATTGACCTTCAAGCACTTTAGGAAAATTGTTGGGTCTGGCAAACCATTCAAAATCAATCATCCAACCGCGGTTGCCTCCACCTTTCAAAAATGTGCTGCCATTTATTTTTTGTATCGCTTTGAGAACATCATCAATGCCATACTCTTTTATTCTGGCAGAAATCATTTTGTACCTGGTGGATGTTGATGTCATTCTACTAACAGGATTCACTCCAATCTGATTCCAAGCTTCTACTACTCGTTGGACATCTGTCCGACATATAGTGTCGTCAGACACTATAATATTTTTACCTATACCTATCCTATCCTTATCTAACCTAACCTGCGCGTCCAATGTAGACATTGTGGATTCAGCCTGGATACATTTTGTATCCAAATTGTTTCCAGACTGTTCGCAATCAGTTACCAAACTGTATGCACCGTTTTCTTTTTGAGTCAAAAGCGACAACTCGTCAGTATATAAAGTTGGCTTATATCGGTCCTTTTGGATATAATTATGTATCCTCCAATGCTTTATAACGCAAACTCCATCTTCAAACTGGATGAGGAAGCGCTTCATAAGTAACATGTCATAGTCATTTTGGTTTGCACCAACGTCCCTCATTATCTTCTTAGCGTTATTTAAGAATCCGTCATCATCCGCTCTTAACAACAGGTGAAAATACAATGCTTGTGATGATAATGGCATTTCGGTAAATGCATCACTATCAATGATTTTTTTTGACATCATACGTCTTTCTGCCATTACCTACCTCCAATAATTTCAATATCATTGCACCAGCTTCTTCCGGTTTGCAGAAAAGGAATTTCACTCCGTATTTTTGTTCCATCGTCTCTATAGCTTTCGCCAGTGTCTCTCCTTTTGTTGCATTAGGGCTTAGTAATACCTTTCTACGCTCTCCTGAAGGTGTTGTAGTCCACTTTTGCATTCTCCTGCGTGGATTTTCCCATGCGTACAGGTCAGACAGGCAGGAAATGCCATCCTCGTTCTCTACAAGGACATATAAAGTTATTCCATTATTCATGGCAAGAATGCATTCATCTCGAAAACGTTCATGTTGTTTACCGCAAATATTCCCAATTGCTTCCTGTATATCCCTCTTCGTGTCCACCGAAACAGTGTAGCTACCGGATAAATCCATTTTCTTTACCGGGATTCCTCTTGCTTCTTTCCGTTTCAAAACATCAGCAACCCTGTCGTCTACTAAAACATAATCTCCCACCGGAAGCGGAACAGTCTGTAATTCCGCTCCCAATGCTTTTAGACAATCATGCTTTAAATCATGCTTGTGGGCCTGTTGCCCTTTATCAATAAGGATTTTCAATCATACCACCGCCTTAATTGAAGGGAAGACCATCGTCCTCTACCCCATCTGGAATATTCATAAATCCATCTCCAAGCGGACTGTTTGAAGCAGGTCTATCCTGTGGCTGATTTCCACCACTGGAAGCTCCTTTACTATCCGCAAACTCCTGGTCATCCAAAATGACCTCGGTGGTGTATACTTTCTGACCTTCTTTATTTACATAGCTACCTGTCTGGATTCTGCCTGACACGAGTACCCGCATTCCCTGACGGAAATACTTCTCGGCAAACTCGGCCGCGCGGTCAAATGCAACACAGTTGATAAAATCGGCTGTCTGCTGCTCTGCGGAACTGTCCTGGTTCCTGCGGCCCCTTCTGTCCACTGCAAGGGTGTACCTGGCAATCGCCATGGAGCGTTCTCCCTGGGAATATCTCACTTCCGGGTCTCTGGTCAGTCGACCCATTAAAATGACTCTGTTCATGTTTTGTCTCTCTTTCTCCGGCTGCCCCGAAAGACAGCCGGCAATATCAAACTTAGGAAATTACGGTGAACTGCGGCAGCTCTGCCAATTCATACTGCAAATACTCTTTAATTGACTTCATGGCCGCATTCTTCCACGCACCACCATCGGCCTCAAAGATAGCACACTCAACACCATGTTCTTCTGCCTGTCTCATGCGGAATACAAATGCACTTTCCGGTTGTTCTACCTCAATGAATGTACGGAATGGCCGTAATTTAACCGGATTAGGCACAACGGCATCTCCTACACTTGTAATTCCTGTTTTAATGGTAGCTTTCTGGGTCACGCCATCATCTCCGTACTGGGCGATAGATTCATCCTTGACAGTCCCAGCGAACTGAAGTAGCAAAGTGCGGTCATCGTTGTTAATGAATTTCGACTGCAGAGCTATGATGAAACGCTCATTTCCCATGTAGCGCCCATACTCAAAATCCGGAATCATGGCCTCTACATCCACCAATTCCTCGCGTTTCCGGTCTGCATCCAGCATCGAGAGTACTCTTACTTTCGTAGGAGAAACCACCTGAACCAACATTTTGTCTGCCATAGAATCAACACTAGCTTTCAGATAATCTACCAGGCTGGTAAGAGTATTCATCTGAATGGCAGAAGCACGAAGTTCCTTGTCCACTCTATGTACGTCCTTATCGACATACTTTTCACCATTGATATCCAGAACTTCCGCGGTTTTTAAACCAACAACATACTGTAAAGCGTCTCTTGTCATATCCATTTTTCATATCCTCCTTATGCCTGTTTAGCTGTTCTCATATCCAAAACCTTTACCAGAGACTCTTTAATTTCTCCTGTTTCCGGGTCTACAGTTTTTCCATCCACTACAAGTTCCGCCGGATTCTGGGCGCTTGGCTTAAATTCCATCTGTCCACGCATGGTATTTCCATACTCCTGTGCGTACACTTCTCTGGTTCTTAAATCTTTTCCAATTGCCATTCTTGTGACCATCGGTTTTACCGGAGCCAGCTTTGTTGTGACGGAAATATCCACCGCCGCGTCATTCCTGTCCTCATTCTGCTCAAATTTAAGTTTGATTGCGATTTCACGCTTGTTTTTGTATGGAGTGTTGGGATTCTGCATATTCTCAACAACTTCCTCCATCGCTTTTGCAAATACTTCCTGCAGGCCTCCTCCTACCAATTCTTCCAGATTTACTTTTTCCATGATATTTTCCTCCATAAGCAATATGTTTACGGGTTACATTTATTTAATAGGCCTATTAAAATCACATCATAGTTTTAAATGGGATTGCGCCCATGTATTAATCACTTTCCAGCAGAATTTCCACACCAGTTACACGTTTTAAGAACAAACGCCCATCATCAGAAACGTGATACCAATGCTCGCCACTTTTTGTTGCTAACCCAATAGAAACAAGCTGCTCCCAGTCCTCTGAACCTCTGTGGCCTGCGTCAAAATAGTTTCGATATGGCTCATATCTCCGGTGCTTTGTTCCACGTACCTTTCGATTATCAAAACCAATGGCATGCTTCATATCATCAATCTGTTTGTATGTAACCTTTTCATAGACTACACTCTTTACCATACTCTGCTCCTTTTTCTGCAAACAAACTTTCTGCCTGCTCTGGCGTTAGTTTACATTGACAAGCATCACAAGTCTTTCCAGTCGCTCCACACCGATAACACTCATCATATTCATTTCCATTCCGGAATGGTATCACGTCCACATATGGGCATCTGTAAAAGTCCATTCGTTTTTCTCCTGTTTGCCTTTCTACTCCTCTTCCAAATCATAGAAAACCAATTCCTCGCTCTCCGGTAACGGACACGCTCCATCTTTCCATTTCAGCGATTTTACGCTTGTCCAATGTCCCAAGGAATCTTCCGTATCAAGTCCGATAATGGTCAGAACCTCATTCGTATAGCAGCGGCTGTCAATCAACAGTCTGTCAGAGCGCCTATTTTTTCTGTTATCAAAATTATCCAGAATGTACTTGCTAAGCTTTCTTGCGTCCATTAAATCCGTTTTAGAGGGTTTATGGTGCAAGGTGTAGGTTATTCCGTCCACTTCCTTTAAAACGGCTATGTCTGCCCATCTGGCGGTTTTAACGCATGACGTATACAGCCAAATCTTTCCGTCATATCCATTTGCCCGAAGGCGATGAATCATTTCCAAAACTCTCGGCGCAAGTAACATCGGCTCTCCTCCGGTGATTACCAATTCCTCGTATTTCAGCAAATCTTCAAACTTAACCTCCGGAACATTCCCGATATGCTCATTACAGCAGTTTTCGCAATGCCTGGGGCATTTATATGTAACAATTACTCTTGCGACTTTCTTCATAATTCCTCCAAAGTTTTTATAGTGTTTTCTATCCTGCAAACCTCTTTCAAATGACGGTCACTCTCCATTTTGAAGAGTTCCCTTTGCTTCTCAATCAGAAGCTCAACAGCTTTCTTTTTGTCATCCTCCAAAAGATATACAGTATCGTTAAATCCAGTCACTGTACCGATTTCTCTTTTTAATATACGCCTGTTCGATACTCCTAAAAGGGTATAAGATTTTGGTTTTTCTTCTGCCTCATACTCCGTTCGTTCAAACTGTACAGACCATGAACGATATCGAAATTTATATATTTTCATATCTCCCTCCAATCAGTGAATCAAGCACCTGCACTCTGCTCTGCACCTTATCCGGCTTCGCAGAACCGCTCCCAACAGACTTGTTGTAAATCTCGCTCACACTGGTTTGGCTGGAATCGAAGAACTTATACAGAATATCTTTCAGTTCATCTACCGACTTTCCAGCCCGTAATGCTTTCAGTGCAACATATGTACAGGACACCAGATGGCTTCTAGTCTTAATTTTCTTCAATACACGCTTATCTATCTTTTCTTCAGGATTTAAAAGGTCGCTGACTTCCTTAACATAATCAAGGGCCTGTCCAATTTCCTGTACCTGCTCATCTGTAACCTCCGCTGATTCGATAAGAGGGCGAAAGCCTTTTGTCGTGAAGTCCCGGCAATCCGAAAAGCATAATGCCCAGGCTTGCATAGCAACATTTTCGTCATTGTAGCGACGCTTCCCTGCTTCAGTAATTGCCCCTGCAATCATTTCATGCTTGGCAATTTCCTGGAATTTCAGAATGCTTTTCGCTTTAACTCTTGTCAGTTCTACACTGGTAAGAGGCTTTCCGTTATTAATACGGAAGAACAGTTCTGCAATCTCTTCCTCAGTAATGCCCTCAAAGTAATAGATTGTCAGTGAATAATCCTTAATATTGTCCTGCGCCCACTCTGGAAGTTCTGAAAACTTCAACCCTGAAACAGTCACAGGAAAACCATTTTCATCTATTACTTGCGGAGTATCATCTGATAAAGGAAACTCTCCATCCAGATATCCCTTAATAGAAAGTGACCTCTGCTGACCATCTAAAGCGTCATACTTACCATCATCTTTCCGTGCAAAATAGAATGGTGGAATCGGATATCCCTCTATCATTGAGTGAATCAGCAAGGATTTTCTGGACATATCCCAAACCGGATTTCTCTGAACTGCACAGTCAAAAGAAACCTGTCCTTTCTCAATCTGGTTCCGCAGCGTTTTACCGCTCCACTGAATGTTTGCTTTTTTCAGCATTTCTTGTTTCCTCCCTAAAATAGCTCTTTCCTTAACTCCGCTTCCAATCCAGCCTCTGCACAGAACACTTTAACGCGGTTTCCAGCCACTTTTTCGACCTCAGCCAACATTTGCTTGGTGTCTGCATTAAAATGGCTTAAATGGCATAATATGACGTTACGCAAACACGGTGTTTGGTTTTTACGAACAACATCAAGTACCGTTGATAAACTGCTGTGTCCACGCATAACGTGTTCGTAGTTCGGACCCGTGTTCTCCACATCGTCCATGTGGTTACATTCAATCAACATATGATTCAATCGGTGTTGCCTGAATGTCCACGGAAGATATTCAAAATCTGTAGCAAACAGCAGTTTTCCCATTTCCTCATGTTCAACCAAATATCCATAATTTGGAGTATCATTGTGCGGCACATAAAACGGCATTACCTTGAATCTTCCAACCTTAAACATCTCCTTTTCTGGAACCCCGTACAGCCACTCGCCGTATGCGCAATCAACGACTTCTTTTGTCTCGCCATTGGTGTAAATTTTTATTCCGGCGGAAAGAAAGTCTTTTACGTAACCGATATGGTCCTTGTGTGCGTGGGTCGCTAAGCATCCAACCACCTTGCCAATCTGGAAGTTAATAGCCTTTTTTACATCTATCAATCGGCAACCAGCTTCCAGAAGAAGAATTGCATTCTCAGAAATCAGCGCATAGGAATTTCCCTTACTTCCGCTTCCAATAACTTTTAGTTTCATCCCATTGTACCCACTGCTTTCACACCAACCATAATATCTGGTGGAATTGGCAACTTTCCAGGAAACTGCTCAATCGGCTTCCAGAGGTGCAGGCAGTTTTTCATATTGTTTACATAGTTCGTCTTCGCGGGATGATACTGGATAACTGTTTCGTCCTCATTCCAGAACACATCTTTCAGTAAACACATTTCATTCCAATCTGGCGTTCTATTCTTGGGGCAGATACTTACATGTTCCCAGCCACCGGCATAACTCCAGATTACAGTTGCGCTTTTAAGTGTTCCTTTTGTAAAAACCCCACATCCACCATCAAAACCTAAATGTGTAATTTGGATATCATGTGCTCCTAAACACTTCTGCAAATCTCTCGCTTTCTTCATTCCTCCACCTCAATTTCATCATCTGTTGGAAACTGGAATATCCGTGGAAGCATATGTACATCAATGTCTCCAGCATTAGCAGGCTTAACAAATACTCCCGCGGTAGAGTTTATCAGTGCTTTCATGCTTTCTTCATCGAGTTTGGCATTCCTGTCAATTACCAAACTTGGCATAATTCCGGTGTATGCCTTATGAAGCATCTCCATGGCTTTTTCTGCCTTTTCAGGCGTTTCATACTGCGCCATCAGCGTCACTTTTCCAGTGTCGCCGACCATGTTCATGCGAATCATTCCACCAGCTAAGTGAAAAGCCGTCATTTCATAAGGAACATCAATAGCACCATTCTGCGATATTACCCTCATACCTCGACCTCCTCGTCACTCGGCATCTCAAAGATTCCGAACATCTGGTCTGCCACATACTCGTCAAACAAATCTCTTGGCTTCGATTCGGGAATTAAGTTCAACAACAAATTCATGCTGTAACTGTCCAGAATCCAGTCCAGAACCTTTTGTGCCTTATTTTCAGAAGAATATATCCCAAGCTCCACTTGGCTAATGTGCTCGGAATCTACTTCCAATACTGCATAAATCTTAAAGTCACTTTCATTCGGATAGCCAATGCAAATGCCATTGTATTTGTCAAAGTTGACTATTTGTTTTCCGCTCTGGCTTTTAATCAACACCGAAGAACACCTCTCTCATTGAGAACACTCGCCTGCCCTTTTTTAGCCGTTCTCGGTTTTCTTTTGCTCTCTGCTCGCTGTCACAAATAAATTGACGACAGATTTCCGGCCTAACTTCATAAATCGTGCAGATTTTCTTCCCATTATCCCGGAATGTGCAGGTCATATCCAATACCGGTTTCGCCACCGGGATAAGGTGTTTGCTTTCCTTTATCCCGTTCTGGCGAACATACTTGTGAATCCTACGGATTTCATCATCTGACAGCGGGAGAATATCTGAACAACAATTTCCGCACTTGGAGCATTTTCCATCAACCGTGTAATTGTAGAGGTTATCTTCCATGCCTTTCGCGATTACCGCTAATGCCGACATACACTCCATGTACTATCCCTCCATCCAGCTTTTATCCACCGCAGAAGCAGGTTCCTTCTGCTTCTGTCCTGCTGTCACATCTGCCATGGTCTTCGTCGGTTCCTTCTGTTCAATGGCTGTCTGCGGCTGGTCCGGTTCTGGTTCTATCGGAAACTCCTGGGCGTTGGCATACTGCTCAATATCATATTTGACATCTTCGGCAACCACATCCACATCGGAGAAATCGTCATCATGCTCCACACTCTCAACTACGACTGAATCTCCGTACTGCTGTACAATCTGGCGGCAGGCTCTGGAAACTACTGTTTTCTTTGCCATCATGTCGGTAAATTCCTTATGAGTACCGGCGTTTTCCTTGTATCCGTACCCTTTTCTCCATGCCGTCTTAATCTGATTGATATTCATGACCTCAATGTACCTACTTCCATTCGTCAGAGTAATAAAGCAGTAAGCACCTTTGATTTTGTCAAGGTCTATATTCATAAAGTCCTGCGTATGCTCCTCCAACACCTTCCGGCCATTCTCAATATGGTATTTAAAGGTATCTCCCTCATAGATAACCTCTGCGTCAATAGTCTTTGCGCCATACCTGTGAGCCATTGCTTTCCATCCGTGATAGGACACCTGGCACTGCAACTTTCCGCCATAAGGAACCGGGTAACACTGCTTCTTCTGCATATTCAACCCTTTTGTAACCATTTCCATCAGGCTGTTGGCAATACTGGCCTGCGAGCAGGTTTCCAGAACGCATTTTCCATTTTTATCATTGGTTTCCTTGAGCTGAAGATATGCCCCCATCAGCGCATTAGTAGGATTATAGTCTGGTGGAAACGTCAAGCCGTATTCCTGCTTCAGTTTCAACTGTGCCGATAATCCATCAATAAATGAGTTGTTTACAATTAAAGTTGCTGCCTGCTGCCCTGCCGGAGCCACCGCCGTATCCTGTTTATTCTCTGTCTGCTTTCCTGCCATGATTATCTATCCCCTTTCTGCCCCATACGGAACATCTGCTTAAAAGTGTCCAACCAGTTGCCCTCATTATGTGCCATCTTATTGTAATGATGGCTGTTAGCCAACTGTGCCGAAGCGACTTCCATGCTCCCCATAACCTTTCGATTCTGTTGATAACTCCTGTGACTTCTCTGTTCATGCTTTAATGCTGTTGCCATGATTGCTTTCCTCACTTTCCTTCCTTATTGCTTTATAAAATCTTCCCTCATTCAAAATATTGAGCACGATTCTTAATTGCCAGCTTTTAACCACCTCAATATGCGTAGCCTTGTCCGCACTCCCGACAAATACATAAAGCTGCCGACCAAGTTCATCGAAACTTTCTATTTTTTCTCCTCGCTCAAACATCCTTTGATTTTTTAAGTAATTCTCGTGCTTTTTTCTGTAATCGCATTCATAACATTTTTGCTCATATGAAGGAAAATGACTTCCATTGCGATTATAAGATAAAGCACAATATCTACACGGGTTCTGTTTCATCAATCTCCCCTCTTTTCCAGCAAATAGGTTGCTTCCATATCAGCTTCATGAAGGGCCAATACCAGCGGATACTTCTCCATAGCCAATCCCAAGGTATTCCAGTTCTCTTTCGGCTCATAGGCTCCCATGTGCCATCGGATTGCATACCGCTCAACCGGAAGTAACTTTATGTATTCTTCAATCATCATGACTGACTTCTCGCCATGTCCGTAAGGAATCCGGTCATCAACCGTATAGAAAGGAACCTGTACCCATACACCAGATTCATTCTTCTTATTACGCATTTCAGTGGTGTAGTAATAGGTTTTGCACAAGTCATGAAGTAACGAAGAGATAACAATGCTGTCCTCTCCAATACTATCTAAATGACTATGCCAAATCCCATTATCCAGTTTCCACTTATTTACCAAACAGTCATAAACATTCAGGCTATGTTCCAGTAGTCCGCCCTCATAAGCTCCATGGAACCGTGTACTCGCCGGTGCCGTATAAAAATCACTCTTGCGAATGAATTCCAGCAACTTATCCATACCATCACGCTTTACTGCTGAAAGCAGTTTTTCAAACCGTTCCCTCATTGCCTGCCTCACTTTCCTTAATTATTCTCAAACGTTCATAATACCTTGGAAACTGTTTCTCACAATCTGAATCCACATCTTCCGGGTAAACAGAATATTTAGAGCCTGTCCTTGTAATGATTACCTTATGGTCGCCAACGTCTTCAATACCTACAATTCTGGATGTATTGATAGGGTCTCCATCACAAAATCCCTGTCTTCCATAAACATTTCCCTGCAAGTGCATATGCAATAACTCCGGTGCAGCAAATCCAGTATCAGTGCTTGCAAACAATGACCAGTTCTTAACAACTGCATTTACACTCTCTACCAATCCCATAATGGATTTTACCTTATCGGCAAACGCCGCAACCTCTTCCTCTGGCACATCAATCTCGGTAACAATCCCCTTTGCAGAACTGTTAATCTGCACCTTGTCGCCAACCTTGACCAGAACATCGGAATGATATGTATATGCCCTGCCAGATGGCTTGTCTCCCTTCAAAAACTGCACTTTAATCAACATTGCTAAACTCCTTCCACATTTTCTTTATATACTTCCACTGCCTTTTCAAGAATTTCTCAATCTCTGGCATATCTGAATCCTTGATGTTTCTTACCTGTACAGGACTAAAAATTCCCTTACGTTGTAATAAGAAGAATAACCATAAATCTTTTGCACCACTGTCTTCGTTCTGCGTAATATCGAATCTAACACAGTAATTAAGGTCGGAATCAATTCCTAATGAATCATCTCCGATTCCCAGCCATTCTTCCTTGAAATCTGACCAGCTATCATACTCATTTCTTCCGTAATTATCGGAACCGTCAACATAATAGTTACTTTCACTGCAATAGTATGGATGATTTGTAACCATCAGTTTCATAAATTATTTCTCCTTGATGATTTTCACTGGATGTCCCAACGCTTTTTCAATATCAGAAATGGTCATTTCACATGGTTCTTGAGTCTTTGACTTTTTCATAAAATCCGCAACTTTTCCCAAAGTGTCAATATCCTCTTGTGTTAGTCGGTTTGCCGCCTCAATGAAAAACTTAATGGCGTGTAACATTTCGATGACCCGGTACTCGCTCTCAAAATCTCTTTCATTCCTTTTCAATTCTGAAATCCTCGTCATTGGAAACCGACAGCATAATCATCTGGTCATCAATCTCTGGCATATTGCCCTCTGATACCTTTTCAGCGTTATCTACGATTACAGGAGCCTTAACCCCGATAATGCCAGACAACACGTTGATAACTTCCAGACCCATAATCAACTTCTCCGCTCCGCTGGTCGTGTTATCTCCATATGGGGAACCGTTCTTCGTGTAGACGTCGCATACACGCTCCACTCCGCCATTCTTCTGCTGACGGAACAACTGGAATCGTACATTTTCAAAGTGCTTGTTTACCTCTTCGGTCAAATAATTGTCCTTGGCTGTTTGAAACTCTTCGCACATCATCAAAATCCGCTCCTGGTCGGCAATCAGCTGAACCTTATCCTTAAACTGCTTTTCCAGTTCTGCCACACGGTCTTTGGCTTCATCGGACTTGTCCACAGCGGCAAACTTCTGGTTGACCTCGGCAAGCTGTGTCTCCCATTCAGCTTTTTCGTCTTTCAACTGTGTACGGCAATCAGCGCCGGTATTCATGTTCCGCAGGGCTTCCTCTTTTGCCTGGATTTCCATACACAGGGCTTCATATTCCTGGTTATCTGATAAATCCACCTGTTCTGGAAGTGCCGCCAGTTCTTCCATTGCTTTTGTCTTATCTGCATTTGCAGTAATCTTGTCTGCTTTTGCTGATTCCAAGAAATTTTTAGCAGTCTCTAAATCTTCTTTTGCTTTGTTGATTTTCTCAACACAAGCTTTTCCCTCCTGGCAGATTTTGTCCAATAATTCGCTCTGGTCTGCTTCAAATTTCCCCTTATCAGCCTCGTATTTCTCCCAATGTAGCTTTTTGTCCTTTTCAAAGCATTCAATCTTCCTCTGTTTTAATTCTTCTGGTAAATCCTGTCCGCAGGTGGGGCAAACCAGCGCATCAGAGGATAGTGGTTCTGGTTCCACATATTCCGGAAAAGTTTTCGCTTCCTCAGTCTCAACCTTTTTTGCAAGTTCAGCCCGAAGCGTTTTGTTACTCTCAACAATGCGATTCAACCGCTCAATCTCCAGCTCCGCCATTTTCTGCTTCTGCATAGCTACCTGGAAATCATTCTCCGCTTTATCAATCCGCTTCTGAATTTCCCGTTTCTGCTTAACCAATCCCTCATTAGCAATCCGGATATTCTCCGACTGCTTCATTTTTAGTTCAATGATGTTTTTGGACTTCTCATCATACTCTGTAACTGCCGCTGTGGAATCCTCGATTTTCTGGTCAATCTCAGCAATCTTCTCATTGATTGCATTCCGCTGAAGCTCTATGTCAGAAACATCCATATCCACAATATCCTTGCTTCTCTCGTTGATAAATGCCGAAATCTGGTCACGCTCTTTGGTCATATCCGAAATCGAGCGCTTGGAAGTGGCCTTTACCTCTTCCAGTTTCTTTCCATCCCGAACAAATTTCAGAAGTTCATCGAATCCGCCAACTTCCATCAGAATCTGTTCCTCGGTCACATTGGCAATCAGGGAAAGAATCAAGTCCAATTTCTCCTGCTTCGATAACCGGAAAAATGCGGTCGGGTCCGTAATCAACATGAAGTTCTTTTCTGATACAATATCGGCAATCCGGCGCTTGAACTCTGTTTCGGATATTTCCACATTGTTCCATGCATAAATGTTCTTATCTCCCTCATGGACTTCTGTTGTTGTTCCGCGCTTCCGTACCCAGTTCTGCCGCTGAGTCTTTCTAAGAACAACTTCAACGCCGTCTACCAATAGCACCAACTCCGCAACCACATCCACATGGTCAACATCAATGCCCAGGGAATCATACGGCCTGGGACGAAATTCTTTTCCCTCGCTCTTCCCTGTGCTAGACTTTCCAAACAAGACCCAGAATATTCCATCCGCCATGCTAGACTTTCCTGTCCGATTCATAGCAAAAATCTGCGTTCTTTTCTCACCGAACTCGACAGTCCGATTTAATTTTTTAAAATTTTCAAACCTGACCGAAACCAGTTTAATCACTTTCATCTTGCAATCTCCTTTAAAATCCCTTATACTAAGGGTGTGCTAAACTATTTGTCTATGGGCCTCTCGCGGTTGCCGCCGCTGGGGTCCTTTTTCATTTCTTCCAATATCTCATTACTCGCTGCCTCAGCCCCCGCCTCAATTCTATCTGCGTTACCGGTCATAACAACACCGGACTGAACCATGGCCTGTATGATGATAGCTTTAATAACTTGACTCTGTATTATCCTCACCTCCGCTCCGGGCATACGCCCTCTCCGATCTCCAGCTTCTCTATCTTTTGGAACGCCGCGTCAATCGCTCTCTGGTAATCCTCTTCCATGTATGCAGGGATACTCACTGCCTGCTCGTCCAACAGCTCCATCATAATCCGGATCTTTCGTTCTCTTGTCATCTCGCTTCACCTCCCATTAAAGTCTCACGCCCATGGCCAGCGCCATGACCACTGTTGCTGCAACCACCATTCCGAACATCCAAAAAGTTGCTATGATAATCCATCTCGCTGCCGTCATTAGGGGATGCTCGTCCCTTTCGTCATCACATCTCAATTTCATACACCGCCCCTCTGTCGTATACTACACGGATTTTGTCACCATTAATGTCCGTCACTATGGCCTCATGTGCGTTAACTGTTTCCATGTGGCCATCCAGGCCCGGGTAAACTGTTTCCAGGTACTGATGGATACGGTGCTCCGCAAATGTTTTAGCTCTCATTGGCTTGTCTCTCCTTTCTATGCTTGTCCTCCATGGCCGCCCTTAGGCGGTGTCCTCCTGCTTTTGAATTCTTTCATCACGGAACTGTTCCAAGAACCTGTAGAACATTTCAGTATTCTCGTTTCTCTCTACCTTAATGTCCTCCGGGTTCGTATAAACTTTCCCGTCATAGGTTGTTATGATTACGTTTGCCATATCACCACCCCTCTCTGGTTGATTGTATGCTGTTACGGTTGTACTTCTTGCGTTGTCCGCCTTATCTTTTTCCTCCCCCCTGCCCTATACTTTACTTACAGGCGTTGCCGCGCCGAGTATTTAGTGAAGGAAATATTATTATGGAATTAACAAAAGAAAATTTAACTTTTGCTCTATCACTTATTGGCACGCTTGGTACTATTTCTGGCTGGTGTTACTATTGGATAACCTCTCACAAAAATACACATCCCTCTCACATCCTCCTATTCACTTGCCAATATTCCGAGATTAACTCGTCTTTCTATCCTTAATGTCAGTACCACTCTTGGTCACACTAGGAATTAAGCCACACATCAGGCCAAACACCTTATTTTGACCAGCTTCATCCAGCATGGGAGCCATAATAAGGATATTTTTTAATGTGTCATCCGTTAATTGGATAGAGTTAATGTCCTGCATAGTTTCTCACCTCGCTTTCCCAAAATATGCTATAATTTTTTTATTAACTTTAAAGGAGGACTAGCCAATGCCCAACATACCTAACAATACTGATTGGAGCGCTACTGCTGCCTGGATTGCTTTGGCAATTTCTATCATCACTCCAACCATCTCGCTACTTCTTAACAATATTCATCAGCGCAAACTTAAACAACTTGAACTACAACATGAAACATCCACTGATTATTACAAACAATGCAAAGAAACATACGAAAATTTCATTACGCAAGCTTCATCACATCTCTACTCATTAGGTGGGAACCAAATTGATTATGAACGTGCTTACCAAAAACTATTTCTTTATATTCCGAAGGAACACTGGCCTGTACTTAGAACTTTAAATAAAGAACTAAAAATACATTCCAAAAATAAAGAAGCAACTTGTCCAACATATGATTTGGTTATCGAAATATTGGGAGATTTACTGCAAAAACAGCAAAAACAAATCCCAGTAGGATATTCCACAGCAGTAGGACGAATTTTCCAGCACTTTTCTCAAGCGTTCCGTAAAAAAAGGAAGTCAGATTAAAAAGTGTTGTAATAATAAAAATTGGGATTATATTCCATTGATTTATTTTTATTACCTCCTAATATATAAGTGTAAGGTTTCAGTACCCAACAGCCAGTTAGGTATCATCTTCTTTCACCTCGTTTCTATTTGTTTGTTAAGGACATTATATACCATTATTTTGTCCTTGTCAATCACATATTTCACATTTTTGTCCTTTACAAGCATTTTTATTTATGGTATAATTTACTTGTACACGAAAGGAGAAAAAGCATGAATATATATGAACGAATACGGTTTTTGCGCAAAGAGATTCTGCATAAGACACAAGAAGAATTTTCTGAATCCATTAAGATATCACGCTCAAATCTCGGAAATATAGAAACCGGAAAGGTTGCCGTTACAAATAGAGTAATATCTGATATCTGCAATTCGTTTCATATCAATGAAACTTGGCTTCGCACAGGTGAAGGCGGAGACGATAACATATTTACTCAAATATCTACTGATGACAGATTTTCGCTTAATTTAGGAAAACTGAGCACAACTGAAAATGAATTTATAAGAAATGGCATAAACTTATTAGCAGAAACGGACCCAGAGAAATTGAAAATTTTAGAAAATTTCATGAAAGCATGGCTAGGAATAAAATGACAAAGGCACCTCAACGGGTGCCTCCTTGTAGGGCAAGGATAAAAAGGTAAATTCTTCTAAGTAAGGCATTGTTATCAATTTCCTTAGCCTTTTCAGCAATAGCATTCCAGTATTCTTGATTACTCATATGTATGTACCATCCTTTCCCATAGTCATATTATTGACTATCTTATACAATAAGTACGCAGTAATTTTCTTTTTTATCTGCTGTTTCCACATTTGTCCGGTATAACGGACAAATATTGACAAGTGTCTATTATGTACCCCCGTTTAGGGGGTTATGCGGATTGAAAACAGGTCGGCTGGTGTAACACCCAATGCAAGGGAAAGGAGGCATATGGTGTGTATCGTGGGATTGGCCTTGCCATCTTCAATTTGATTAATTTGGGTTTTACTCACCCCAGATAGTTCCGCAAGACCACGGTTTGTAAGACCCGCTTTGGCCCGGAACTGGTACAGGTGATACTCAATTCTAAATTTAGGAACCATTTTGTGTATACCTCCATACGGACAGTATCCGCAGTAGCAGTGAATGATATACACAAACTTATGTTCTTATTCATTATAGCAGAACACATGTTCTTATTCAAGCATTAGACTATGAAAAATACTATTTCATAAGGAGGCAACATCATGAAATTTGGAATGCGTAAAATCAGCCCAATGAAATCGCTAAAGGCCAGGACCACCGGACGAGCAAAAAAAACGGTAAAAAAAGCATTAATCCCCGGCTATGGAAAAAAAGGGATGGGGTGGATAAAGAATCCTAAAAAGGCCGCATATAATAAAGTATATAAAAAGACTTCATTTAGTCTTTTTGATTTATTTAAATAACGCAAGAGCCCCTGTGCAGCAAACACAGGGGCCCAGCCTTACCAAGGGTGTCACGGTTCCCCAGATAAGAAATGTTGAGTACAAGACATAGTATATCATCTTTCCGGGCACCGGGCAACCATAGGTGTAATTTTACGTCAACCGAAGAGTATAGTTAAATATGAGGAGAGATGAATATGATTAAAGGCGCATGTTATGTCCGCGTATCCACGGACAATCAGTTAGAAAACTACAGCATTGAAGAACAGACTGACCGATTGAAAGCATACTGTAAAGCAAAAGATATTCAGATAGTCAAGATATATACCGACGGCGGCTATTCTGGCGGAAACGTTAATAGGCCTGCCCTGCAACAGATGCTCCAGGACATCGGCAAAGGATTGATAGACTCTGTTATTGTCTACAAGCTTGACCGCCTGTCCCGAAGCCAAAAGGATACACTCATGCTGATTGAGGATTGTTTCTTGGCCAAGAATGTGGACTTTGTTTCCGTTAACGAGAATTTTGACACCTCCACTCCCTTTGGCCGGGCCATGATTGGAATACTGTCTGTCTTTGCCCAGCTGGAGAAAGACCAGATTACGGAGCGTTTTACAATGGGACGCATCGGCAGGGCCAAGAATGGGTATTTTCATGGAGGCGGTAATGCGCCGACCGGATATGATTATATTGACGGAGAACTTATAATAAATGATTATGAGGCTTTGCAGGTCAAAGATTTGTATAATCGGTTCTTAAAGGGGTATTCAATCCATAACTGTTGGCAGTATATGCATCAAAAATATGGGGGATGGAGCAATGAGGTCTCAGTACGGAATGTCCTTAAAAATGAACTGTATATTGGAAAGGTGAAGTTTAAAGGAGTTGCCTATCAAGGCAATCATCAACCAATCATATCCGAAGAAATATTTCGGCAGGTGCAGGACCTGTTTAACAGCTCCAGGAGGACATCTGATACCTTCAAGCGGTCTCCATTTAAGGCGAACACTCTTCTTTCCAGCCTCGTGTATTGTGGTAAGTGTGGGGCACGGTTCCATGGTGAGCATGGTAACTATTCCTGCTATAGCCGTACTAAGGGTGATAAAAAGTATATTGTAGACCCAAATTGCAAAAATAAAAAATGGAAAATAGAAGAACTAGATAAACTGGTACTGGATTACATAACGCGTTTAGACTTTTCCAAATTACAGAATAGCCATCCTACCCCAGTTCCAGTCACTGACTATTCACTTCGTTTAACCGAGATTGATAAGCAGATTGAAAAGCTGATAGACCTATATCAAGTTAGTGGTATTCCGCTTGAGTCCATACAGAAAAAGATGGATGCACTTACTAAAGAGAAAGAGGCGCTATTGAATGTATCAAAACCAAAAAATGTGCCAGTAACAACTCTTGCTGAAATGATAACCGCGCGGGATACCTTGATGTCGCTTTCTGATTCAGGAAGCTTGGATGAAAAAAGGGCCTGCCTAACTATGATTATAGACCGTATCATAATTGATGATGATAATGTCAATATCAAACTAAAACAGCTATAA